TCCAGTATTGGTTGCCGCTGACCGATATCCAGTATTGGTTGCCGCTGAATAATCTCCAGTATTGGTTGCCGCTGACCGATATCCAGTATTGGTTGCCGCTGACTGATCTCCAGTATTGGTTGCCTTATCATTTTCCCAATCAACTTGTTCTTTGATATACTCAACGCCAGCTTTTATAATTCCGGCAATTCCAATCTCTGCTTTTACGAAAATTTTCTTTCCAACTCTCTTGCTATCATCAGATGATTTCTGATCATTCGCTTCAAGTTCAACTTCACAATATCTGGAATCCGAAGGAGGATAATACCCAAATACATCCATTGGAAATTCGCAAGCATGGAATCCACAATTACAAATGTCTGCTTTTTCTTCTGTGTATTCTTTTCCAATTTCATACTGGAAATCTCTACACTTTAAATCTTTGTCAAAGCCTTTAAAGCATTTCATTCTTTCTTTTCCTCCTTTGATTTTTCTGCATCAAGCCCAAGCATTCTAAATGCCATTTTCTTTGTGAAATCATAATCGTTCACGCTATTCGCCCAAGCTTCAAATGCCTTTAATCTTCCAACCAGAAGTGCATACTCTTCATTGACGTTCTTTGGAATATAATCTGTGCTCTTAGTTTCTCCCATGATTAGTCCTCCTTATCTTTTGCTCCAAATTTTTTAAGCATTTCTTTCAGATGCGAAATAAACGGAATAATTGCATCTATCTGTTTGGAAGTTTCCTTGATTTCTTTATCAAGTTCTTCCTCGTTCATAAGGCCATACTCAAATGAATGTCTAAGCTGCTCTTTTATTTCTTTCTCTTCTCCACCATTTTTTGCGAACATCTTTTTAATTTCATGGGTGATAACTGCATACTCTGAAAGAATATCAATCCCTTTACCAGAAATATTAATTAATCCGTTTTCAAATTTAATCATTGTTTTTCCTCCCTATTTTCTTTTATTCTCTCCATCTGAATGGTATAATGTGTTCAGAAAGGAGGTATGTTAAAATGTTTCTCAAATTAAAAGTTTCCTGTACTTGTCATTGCGATTACTATATAAGTGAAAGAATAAGTACAGACAAGGTTGTGTGCCCGAATTGCGGAAAGGAACATCCTTATTCTCATAAAATAATTTCAATGCTTCATGCCGCAAATGAGATTGATGATGGCAATGTTCCCGGAGCAGAAACAATAAAAACTTCCGTTATTTCTGAATGGGAAGATGTGACTGAGCGTCAATAACAATCTTCATGTACTCTAAAAAGCCTTTCGCTTCAGTGGCGGACAGACCGCATTCGGCAATTTCGTTTTTTACTTTTTCTACAAGGTCGCTTGCCTTCTGTCCGTTTTTGTGGCGATATAACTGATATATTTTGGAATCATAATCGGATAACCTTTCAGCAACGTAATCATCTGCTAACATTCTTTGTTCACCTCCCCTATTCAATAATTGTAAGATCTTCATCCACCGCAAATGGTTCAGTAACAAATATTCCATCTTCTTTAAAGAGAAGATCAATTTCAACATGTTGCTTATTTGCACACTTCACAACAACTACATTCTCATTTTCTTCTTTGGTATGTGTGAACAAAATATCTGCAATTTCAAAACCTACAAGAGAATGAAAAATTTCTGGATTATCTCCATAAAATTCGTAGCTTTTAATATCTTTCACTGTTTTACCCTCATTTTCTTTCTGAATTAATATCATAATTGCAATCGCGAATCTGCATTTTTGTATTTGTACACGGTTGCCATCCCTTGATGTACTTCACAGCTTCCTCATATCTTAATTTTGGAATGTTGTTTCTTGCGTTTACACCGAAATAAGATTTCACATCTCGATTACATTCTGCGAATACTTTCTTTCCGATTTCTGAATAGGCATTAGATTTCTTTCCGCCCAACGCTTCAATAACCACTAGCGAAACCAGATCCCCAAGATATTTTTGCTGACCGTAGTCAATTGTCATTGTATTTTCAAGTTTTTCGATTCTTTCCTCATGATCTGCTGTGCCCTGGGCAAGAATCTGAATTTGTTCGGCAACCGTCAATGGTTTTCTGTAGGAACCTGTCTTTCGAATTTCTGGGAGAACTTTTACTTGTCACCCAGTCTGTAAACCTTTCGGCAGATTCTTTTCTGCTCTGGAAAATCAATTTATACATATTGGGTTCATTTACAAAGTTAGCATTCTGCTTTCTCCCGATACCATCAATGACCTCATTTGTAATGACCCCATCTGCATTTAACCTTGTCTTTGCCTGGCTCGGATTTGAAATTTCTAATGCTTTGCATATATCAATCATGCAAAACCAAGGTTCATTATCAATAGTTATTGTCCGAATATCTCCGAACTCTGGCGAATTAAAAATCTGTAATTCGTTCATTAGTCTCCTTTCTGTGATATAATCTCCTTTAGGAAGGTGTAATCTCTTTTACATAGAGCACATCTACTGGGTTAAATTTCAAACAATATTGCTTTCCAGCGTCATCCCATTCCAAACGTATCAGTTTATCTCTAATGTCTGGTTTCACAATATCATCCGGGAACACACACGGAATTTCGATTGTTTCCCCATTTTTAAATTTGATAATTGTCATCTTCTCCTTATAATCTCTCCTTTCTTGTGTTATACTCACTATAAGAGTGGAGGTGATGATTATTGGTATTTAATGGTTTCTGCGATAAGCAGAACAAAAATTATTCCATTGAAGCTTCTCTCATTAATACTGGATCATTGGATGATTTGACGCCTAATTACACAATAGGTCGAATTAAGTGTAATTATGCAAGCAAAACTGGATGTTGTTCAAATCCGAAACAATGTTCCATTTTAAAAGCTTCAAAATAATTCTGTTTGGCTCTCTGAGATATGGGAGCCTATTCTGTTTGAAATTTCAGCATCCTTGGTGAATCTTTAAACTTGATTCCCTCAATTTCCCCGATACCTTTCTGGTTCACCTGCAACATCTGCAAGTCCGTGGATAAATTTAAAGCATTCAGATCAATGGAAAGAATAGGTTCTGAATCTCCAACTCCCTGTTTCAGCTCAAAGCTTCTTACCCCTTCGAGTTTGTGACCGTCCACAAGGATTTCTGTAAATATTCCACATTCGCCATCTACTTGACGAATTTCAATTTTTGATTTTTTCATGCAATTCCTTTCTTAATAAATTTTCAATTCAATTTAATTGAATCTATTGGGCACAAAAATAAAGTCCATAGGAATCCCAGAAAGTTCACTCATTTTTCTAAGTTGTGATAATGTTGGTTCTGTCTTTCCTTTTTCCCAGTTAACAACTGTACTATTGGAAATACCGAACATTTCAGCCCATTCTTTCTGGTTATATCCAGCGTTCACACGAACTGCTTCTAATGAAATCTTTGGCATTTGCTCATCTCCTTTCTTAACTGATGGTCTTATTGTAATTTATTTTAATTGAATTGTCAACACTAAAATTCAATTATTTTGAATTTATGCTTGAATTTTTTATTAGTATGATGTACAATACAATATGTAAGGAGGAGGAACACCATGATGACAGATGAAGAACAGAAAAAAATCTTTTCAAACAATCTCAACAAGTATATTTCATTAAGTGGCAAACAGCAAAAAGAAGTTGCCGAAGCAGTAGGAACTAACCCTTCCACATTTAATATGTGGTGCAAAGGCAATTCAATGCCTGGAACTGGAAAAATCAGAGCGTTAGCAGATTATTTCCGAATTGGAATGTCTGACTTAACGGATTTGAAAGAGGAAAAGGAAATTGATGCAGAATATTCAGATGTATCAATGAAAATCGGGCTAACAGATCCACGATTCATGAAAATTATTCTTGAATACGATAAACTGTCGCCCGATAAAAAAGATTTGTTGTGTGATTTCTTTGAAAAGTTTATTTTCTAGGTTCTGAGGGTGGGAATTATCTTCCCGCCCTTTCTTCTTTGTATCCTCTTTTAACAAACCAATAGATAAGATTTAATATCTTTTCACTATGTATCTCTTGTATCATCTCAATAATTTCTTTCTTGTAATCCACGTAAATCCCTCCCAATATTCCAAACTTCTGTTCTTATTTACTAAATTATATCATGTTTTCATAACCATATAATGGGACGGAATCATCTCCACTCAAGTCCTTTCTGGCAAGTTGCTTTTCCTCGATATTATTGCAAATTATGTTTTTTTCAGTATAGATATTGTGATTTTGGTACTTTTCATTCGTTATATATGTAGATAGAAATAAAGGGGCTGGATTCTTGTCAGTGAGGGATTTATAGCGCTCATGGACAACCTGTTTTACCTCTGTTTTTGCAATTGCGATAGTTTTACCCCTCCCAAAGATAATACTACGCTCCGGGCAGAAGTAAACATATTGAGTCAAGAGCACATGCACGAATATCAGTATAAACACAATTATGATTTTTTTATGTTTCTCCATGAATCCATCCCCTTTACACTATCATCTTAATGTATTACAATAACATTGTATCAAAAAACATACAATTACACAGGAAATGGCAAAATTAGCACATACAGCGACGAATTTCGCACAAAAAGGGATGATTTTTTTGAGGATTGCAATATGTGATGACAACGAATTACAAATTGAGATTTTTAAAACCAGAATGGACGGTTTTCTTCGTAGAAATGGGGACAGTGGATGCACGATCACGGCATATACCACCGGGAAACCTCTTATTGATGATGTAAATGACGGCGTATGGTACGACATAATTGTGTTGGATATTATGTTGAAAGATGAAAATGGAATTGATGTTGCCCGGCATCTTAGAAAGAATGGATATGTAGGGAATATCACCTTTTGGACAGCCCACAAGGAATATGTGTTTGATGCTCTGGATATCCTTCCTGTTCACTATATCATAAAAGGCTCGGAAGATGGAAGAATGTATGGTGTAGTCAACAGGGAACTGGAAAATATCCATGATAAAACGCTGACTGTAAAGAACAAGGATTATTTCCACAGGGTTGATTTCTGCCATATTGAATATATTGAAAGTCGCAATAAATACATCACTATCCATTGTACCTGTGGTATCACTCATATGCAGAGAGGGAAACTTTCGGACGTTGAAAAGCAACTGGACAGACGGTTTTTACGCTGCCACCAAAGTTACATTGTCAACATGGATGAAGTCTGGGAACTTCGTGCTGATTTCAGAATGGTATCTGGAGATGTGGTTCCGATTAGGAGAAAAGACCTTTCGGCGATCAGAAAACTTTATGAAGGCTATATTGCATTTAAGTAGCTCCCGGGAAAACCCCGGGAGTGTTTTTGTTATTTAAGAAGTTTGTTTACTGCATTCTGCACTTCTGTGTAATTGTAGCCAGCTGATTCCAGACGGTCTCGTCTATCCTGTCCGTTTCCCCACTCGCCGTTAATTACCTCTTTTGCTACCTTGGCTACACTTTTCTTTGCAGTCACGGAATACACAGCTTTTCCATTCCAGTCAAAAACAGAGTAACCGGCTTTGCAAGCCTTTTTCGCATTTTTCAGTGACTTGTACGCCCCGATCTGGCTCTTGGAATCCTTCCAGGTCTTGCGAACACGGTAATACTTGTCAACCTTTACTGTCGGCTTTGTGGTTGGCGCTGTCACGGTTTCACTGGAAATGAGCTTCTTGAATCTATCCCAGTCACCATTTTTACGGATAACGGATGGACAATTCTTAGCGCACACATCGTAATGCTGCACTACTCGGAATGCCGGGATATTGTACTTTTTCATCAATTGCTTGCATACATCAACGGTATTCTGGTATGCTTTTTCGTAGTTATATCCGGCATTCATACACATTTCAATTCCGATGGAATTATGATTATTTACAGTTCCAAAAAGTTTACCGCCGTAATCTACCCCAACATGCCATGCTCCACGATTGTACGGCAAGGCTTGGTATGCTGACTTATCGTCAACGAATACGTGGGCTGAATAGCCATGAAAATTGCCATTATGCTGTGCGGTGGCGTGTGCTTTGGCGTCTGCTGTTTTGGCTATATTATCTGTATTATGGATGACAATATACCGAGGTGTTTGTCCTGCGTAACTGTTGTTGTTGCTGATTAATGAGGTGTTAATATTCATGTATGTTCTCCTTTCATATATGTGCATTATTAATTAACTTCATTTCAACATCTGAATTTCAGGCGCTCAAATGAAAATAATTAGTCGAATAAACAGTAATTTATCTTATCTTGGCTCAAGTGCAAAATTTTATGTTAATAAAGAATTTTATTCTCCAGCAAATAGTTATAATGGGTTATCAACAGGAAGTATTTCTTGGAATAACATAAATGGAATGAAGTTTGTAGAGTCACCAGATTATAAACATTATTTTACTTTTCCAAATGGCACTTATTTAGTGAATATTAATCTGTTTTCAGATACAGTTCTTGATTCAACAATGGGAGTTGCGTTAAAAATAGAAGTTGATGATGCAGAATTTAGCAATCCATGGTTTAGAATGGTTCATGCATGGCAAAGTATTACTTACAGCTGCGTTATTACTGGTAATAAATTTAAAATGACAATTTTTCAAGATAGAATAATTCAAATACATCCCTCTGCACAACATTCATTTATTGAATTTGTTAGGTTAAGGTGATAATACAGTAATATTATAGTACATACATATACAGCAACGTTTGTTGGTAATTCAACATCTACAACATTTAGAATATCTAATGAAATAGAAATTATTTCAGTTCAAAATTATTTAGGTGAAATGTGTGTCTGTAATATTATACGATATTATGCATTCTGGGACAGCGGAAATCAATGGATCCGAATATATCTTGACCAAGCATATACAGGTGATCTTGGCGTAAAGGTTGTAGGTGTAAAAAAATATTCAAGCCAGCCAATATAAAACAAGAATGTCGCTTGGAAGGTTCTCAACTAATCGTTCCGCTAATTGATACTAAATATGTTATTCCATTTTCTATTGAAGAATTGGAATCAACATTTAAAATAATTCTCCAATGATTGAGTAATTCGTCAAGACTAGACACTGTAGCGTTGTACCATGAGTTAATGTTAAACACTTTTGCCGATGTTATATTAAGTTTATGTGCTTTATAGTGTTTTGGAATAATAATTACAAATCCCATTCCATATACCATGAATCCTGGAACCCATTGGTCTTTAAAAGTGCCCTGACCAGTTGATATTAAATTACTGTTTGATTTTATTTGACTGTTTTCCAATTACTGTATAGGTTTCCATTGTGTGAATTAAAATATCTAATATTATTATCAATATCCCATACCTCAATTGTGACATAACCTGCATATGGTCTAAAAATAGTTATAACTTGCTTATTACTATTGGATGGATTTGATAAGTTTGGATAATCTTCTTTCCATGCGGCAAATTTTACACCTGCATTATTAGGCAATGTAGAAAGTAACTGATCCCATGTAACAGACGGTTTTAATCCGAGTTGCGATAGTGAACTATAAATTTTTAAATTCGTGTTTTGCTGATTTCTAACACAAAAAACTTTCTCCTAATGATTCTATCAGCGGGCATAGTTTTAACTCCGGAGCTCTCCCCGGAGTGGTTTTCTCTATGTCTTTATGCTGAATATTTATTGTATGACGCTCTCACATTGCTCTGACTGATGTAACAATATACTTGGGTAGTCTTCAAATCAGCATGTCCCAGGACTGCTGCCACATCTTGTATATTTGCTCCCCGATCAAGAAGGTTGGTGGCCAAAGTCCTCCTGTATCTATGAGGATGTACATTAGTAACATTAGCACTCTCACCAAGCTTCTTTAGTGTTCTTTCAATCCCTGCTTTCGACAATCTCTTATAGGGTGTCCTTACACTAGCAAACAGGCATGGATCCGTGTCTGTCCGTGTATTCAGATAATCCTGCAGATGCATTAATGCTACTGGTGTAAGGTAAATCATCCTCTCTTTATTTCCTTTTCCCAGGACTACTGCATCCTGTGTCTGAAAATTTATATCGTTTCTGTTGAGCCTTACCACTTCTGATACCCTGCAACCAGAAGCATAAAGGAATTCTATCAGTGCCAAATCCCGAAGTGTTGTACAGGCCTGTTTTAGTCGCTCCATTTCTGGTGCGGTATAGGGCTTTTTCACTACCTTCGTGTACTTAATCTGGGACAGTGCTGCACATGGGTTTCTTCCGATCATACCCTCGGCAGAGAGCCAGGAAAAGAAACTACTGAAACATCGGCGGATTCCGTCCAAGGTACGATTGCTTACCTTCCGGCGCTCCTTGTATGCGGCCAGGTAGTATCTGAGATCGTAGGTAGTAATCTCATGCAGTGGCTTACATAGAGTGTGTATCATCATGTAACACGCATCGTAGTAACGCCGAATTGTGGATTCTGCCTTTCCTTCTACTCTCTTGGTAGCTATGTATTTCGCCAGCATAGTGTCTGGAGTGTTGTCCACTACCGTCAGCTCCGTACTTCTCTCCTGGACTTCGTAGCTGTTCAGCTGAATGCAGAGTGCATCCTGTACTGCCTGGAGCTGTTGGTCATCTAATAGGGATTGCACCGCCAGCAATACATTGTTGATTATCGTATTTCGTATATCCATAACCTTCTTTCCTCCTTTGGCTCTATTGTAGCATTTAGGGGAAAGAAGGTCGCAAAACACGAAGATTCCATGCAAAATAGTCATAAAATATTTTGATAAAGTTTATGTTAACAACGGCTATCTTGAAACACAACCTTCGGATTTTGGCCTAAATTCATTAAGTTATATACTGATTGGGCATAAAACGGTACCCCAAAGTTGTATCATTACTGGCTATTATTGTGATGGAAAAAAATCTTATACTTCCGTTTATAATTCAGACGGAACTCCATATAGCGGATTTATAAGTGTTACTGCTGTTGCTTTTGGAAATTAGCTCTGGAAGTTAAGCATTCAAACCAATTTTAACCCAAAGCATTATAAAACTGTATACTTTTCCAGATGTCAATGCTTTTGAAACTCGAATAGTGTATAAGCTACTTGCATTATCACATGATATTCCGGTTGTATACACATAAGCATCTGACATAGATATTAATGCAGCTAAGCACATACCACTTTTTTTATTAATATAAAAATAGTTATTACCATTGCCAGTTACATCAGCTATTGTACAAATGATTCCAGCCATATTACTGTTTAGTGCATTAATCCCTAGCGCCTCTTTCAGCTGCGCTATAGTGATCTTCTGGGTTGTAGAGCCATTCTCCAATACCACGATATCCGTATCAGATACTTTGGTAGCTGCTGGGAGAGCTGATATTAGTGTACTTGGTATAGATTCAGACATTTTTCATCAATCCTTTCTTGGAATTTTTTCAATTACTTTATTATTCTTTGTCATCAGGCACTTGCCGTCCTTTGTGGCCAGTGCGTATACTTTGTCGATGATCTTCACGGACAGGACGAAGCTTGCTCTGGCGGTGACCGGGTTCGGTGTCATTTTTACATCGCTGATTAAAATATTCGCCATATCACTTCACCATCACTTCTACTTCTGCAATCAACTTCTCGTCCAGGATTTCATACATCACTCTAAGTTTATATCTACCTTTTTTCTGCGGCTGTATAACCACATCAAGAATATGTCCTTGTATTACCGCAATGCCACTATCTTCAACTTCTTGTGTTCCTTTGTAAAGCAACTCATAGGAAGCTCTTTCGATTAGAAAATCGGTACCTTTGCAGGAGCATATTCTTAGTTTTATATGTTTCTTTTCTCCGAATTCAAAATCCACATTCACAGTTGCAACCTCCTATTAACTCTGCATAATACTCGGATTTTTCTAAAACCGCCCGATACTGTGGCTCTAATAACTCTTCATAATACGGACACGGCTCAATGTGAACACACATAGAAGATATATCTATGGTAATAATGTATCTTGCTATATATGCGGTATTTCCAGCTTCATCAACAGCGGACATGTCAACTACATAAGCGCCGTTAAGGCTTTTGGGGATGATGGCTTCCCATCTATCCCCTTGTGCCCTTGCGAATGAGATAATGTTTCCATTGATAGTACCCCTTAATGCTACTACCATGTTTCCACCACCTTTATCAGTCGGTAACCTCTACAGAGATTACAACGGTTTTTTCAGTATCAACCGGGTTCGGTGTTAATGTTACGGACTTGATGACAGGAGCCTTAGTGTCCAGTTTCACAGTTCTGGTTACAGTGGTACTCTTTCCGGCACTATCAGTAGCCACTACGGTGATGGTATTGGTACCCTCAGTAAGAGTAATTACCTTAGACCAGGAGCCATCAGAAGCAACGGTTGCCGCCTCTGCGCTACCACTATTCAATTTGACAGTAACAGATACTGGGCTGGATGTTGCATCGTTTGTTGTACCACGAACAGTACAGGAAGCCTGGTTGGTAACAAGACCATCTGTCGGTGATGTAACGGAAAGTGTCGGCGGTACGGTATCAATTTTGAATGAAACGCTCTTCTGTGCTGCCGCATTTCCATCATAGTCTGAAGCGCTTACTGTAATTGTATGGCTTCCATCTGATAAAGCCGTGCCAGGAGTATAGGTGCATCTGTACCCACCAGAAATAGATGTCTTGGAAATGCTGTCTCCTGTGATCTTGCTTCCAGAATCAATTACAATACCAATGGTTGATGGATCCACTCCAGAATCATCATCAGTTATTGTCCAGACAATGCTTGGTTTGTTATTTGTAATCAACGCGCCGGCTGTCGGATAGGTTATTGTTGATATTGGCGCAACTTTTTCTCTTACCTTTAGCTGTAATGAACTTCCTAACGTTGAATGACTAGCATCTGCTGTTTCTGCGTTTCCAGCATCATCAGTAGCTCTGATTGTTACCCCATAATAATGTCCTGATTGATTATAGCTGGATTTACTAGGGGCTGTAATTGTTCCCTCATATCGTCCAGTAGAACTGTTATAGGTTAGACTTACGGTCTGTCCATTTACTGTAGCTTGTACTGTTTTTACACTCATATTCTCATTCCTTTCGTGAAATATTGTTGATAAGTTCTTTTAATTCCTGTACTTCTGTTGACAAAGCATCCAGTTTTGAATGCAGTTCCTGGTTGTCCGCTTGGAGAGCCAGGATTTTCTCATGGTCATTTTTCAGCATGGCAAACATGCAGGGGATTATAATACGGTAATTCCAGTTTTCAGCTTTGCCTTTTTCATTATGGTCAACGGCTAATGGAAATCTGCGGTCAATGTCCTCAGCTATGAACATCGGCATTTCTTTACCGTATCGCTCATCTTGCTCGGATAAATATCCGTCTTTGTATTTCGCCCAGATTACTTTGATTCTGTATAGGTCTTCCAGTTCGTCTTCTTTGATGGATTTCCCAAGCACTTTGTAGCGAATGGAGGATGATGAGGAATATCCAACATACAAATATGATGGGTTAAACATCATTGGATTACCACCTGTTAGTGATTTCATCCCTTCTATCATAAAATTTTGCGCTACTTTAAGAATCAAATCACCGGTTATTGATTGCAAAACAACATTTCTCTTATTTTTATATTGTGCTGATAAATCAAGGAGTCCATCAGTTATATTTTCAAATCCTGCGCTAAATATAGATTCTTTTATCTGCGCCCATTCGCTTCCTTTTATGTTTTTAAATCCATCTGTATTATTTATTTTGCAAATAACATTTCCACTAGCGTCATACACCTCAAAAGTGCCATATCCATTATTTGAACCGCCAAGCTTTAATGTGCCACCCTTGGCGTAAGTGAACGAAATATATAGCTGATTTCCCTCTTTATAAATTCCTTTAATTGCGCCATCATTGGTTAAGAGGTTAAATATTTCTTCATGTGTAAGTGCATCTACATCAATTACAACCGCCATACTTTGGGAATCTAATGGTTGTGAAAATCCACCCGCCGCGTATAAGGTACATTTTATGGCACTTACATCTCTTGGAATTCCAATTGACCTTCCAGAAGCCGTTGTTATAATTCCTCCCGCTTTAGTTGATAATACCGTATATAAATTATGTGAAACGCTTGTTTCGTCTTTCGCAGAAGAATATACCGTTTTCCAATTTTCCCCATCTACGGATTCTTCGATTTTAAAACGACCTTTATATGCTGTTCGTGTTTCCGCGTTTCCATCGCGATACCAAGCACTCAAAGTAATATAGCTCGGGGCTACACTGCCATTCGCGCGTTGCTTAATAACATATGATGGGCTTTCAAGAAAATATGTTCTACCCGGAAGACCGTTCTTTCCATCGTTTCCCGCATAAATTTTTGAAATGGAAAATCTTTTGGTCACCGTCAAAGCACTAAGATAAGTTGCCCTAACATCTACCCAACCATCATCGGCTGACAACCCCGTTACCGTATATGTCTTTGCTGAATTGTTCCAGATTCCTGTTATACTATCTGATTTTGTGATTATAAAATTACAATCATCTGTAATATCTTGTGTCCCGTACATTACTACAGCATGTGTAATCACACCGCTTGGAAATGTACCGTATTTTCCACTAGAATCAACAGAAATGCCCTGGTATTCATTGCTTAATTGCAAAGTCATATTCTTAGCAAGTGCCGCCGCTTCCTGTGCCTGTTTAGCCGCTGACAATGCGTCCTCAGAATCTTTCAGTGCCTTTGTAACGTCCGTATCTTTTAACTGTTTCCAATAATATCCGTTACCCTCATTTACAAATCGGTAAGCATGGCTATTACCATCATAGTAAATATCTCCAACATGCTTACTCATTTCGGCATCATCCAGCCACTCATTAGCCGGGTAGTTATTCAGTGTAGGTGCGGATGATCCTGTCCAAGTGTTGATATTTCCGTCAATCTGTCCCTGCATACTGTTTAACAGTCCATCCAAAGGAGATGCACCAATCCTAATTGAAGAGCCATCCATTATTAGCTGATGATTAGTTATGTCAGCAGAAAAAATAGTTTTTCCATTGCCATCACGAACTACCAAAGCGCCTGTCTTAATCCAGTCAGCATTAACACCTGTGGCGGTAAGGATTCTGGCAATTACATCACCATCAACAGTCATACCGCCATTCCAATGTTGTCCACCATCTGTAGAAACAGCCCACGCTTCCGCAGTCATTTTCCATACAATATCAGAATCGGACAGCTGTGGCTTGTTATGAAGATAATAGATGTTGCTTCCGTCCGGCTGTGTTTCTACTGTCGTGTATGTTCCAGAAGATTCCGCAAGGCGTTGTGACAAATCTTCAAGGGCTTTCTCTCTGGCGGTACGTTCATCTCTTAAGCTTTTTCTATATTCAGCCTGCGCCTGTTGATTAAGGGTATATTGCTTCTGTTTGTTTCTTGAAACACTCTTCGCACTGCATTCTAATTGTTCAAAAGTTCCCGGGTTCAATGTAAGAGAAGTTAAATAACTCTTATGTTCTTCACCATTCCTATCAGTGATTGTAATAGCATCCCCTGCTTCCAAAGCAATATCGGTTAGCGCGCTGGTTGTAAAAGGACGAAATTTTAATCCAACACATCTTTCAGCAATTATTGAGCAAATCGTTTGTCCAGTCCCCGGTTGTATTAGCTTATTTTCGCTAATATCTATGATGTATCCCTCATCCCCTGATTGATATGTTTTAGCGTTACTTTCAGATGAATTGCTTGAATACTCCGTTACTTTTACTCCTGTTATTTCAAGATCGTATAACCAAGGGGTAAATCCGCTTGTATCTTTGGATGTAATATTAACTGGATTATCGGGATTTTTTTCATACCATCCAACACAAAGCCTACCGTATTCATTGCATCTAGCCCACTGACAGCCCATCTGTGCCACCCATGCAATTACCTGCCGAAAAGTAATACTGCTATCATCTGGTCGATTCTGGATTACCAAGTCATCATTATCAAATCTGGTTGATTGCAGTGTTACTCCGCACACCTCACAAGCATCCTGGATGATTTGTAATCTGGTTGCCGGGTATGTCAGTTTGCTATCAGAATAATCACGGTCAAACAATCGCATGGAATCTTCACAAGTTAAACTGATAATAGCTGTATTCTGATATGGTGCATCTGTTACTGTCATGGTGCAGATACGGATTCTTTCAATACCAGTAGATAATTCAAGCCCAATATGGCAAACGACTCTCGCTCCGTCCCAGATGTAATCTGTGTACTTGCCAGAAAAGTTGTTGATTTGCAATGTCAGCTTATTTACGATAGCTGCGCCGATATCAAAAGAACCGCTTTGCGATACTGCATCCTCAAATTTAAAACCATTAGACCATAAATCCTTGTCGGTAATGGATAATGTGCTTCCATCCGTGAAGGTAAAATCTGCATATTTCAGATAGTTACGATTCCCACTATTCTGTTGTTCTTTAAATTCCGTTGATAAATTTCGCATATCTTACCTCTCGATAAAATCAAAACTAAGTCCTTCCATGCGCTCATTGCCTATCCACCAACACTTAAAAGGGGATTCCCTGTCACCAACATAAAATGTTCTGGTTTCGTGCTTGTTTGCAGATAGCAAGTCTGGATATGTGACCTGTATGTACTCTGGATTTACTGCCTGTATAATTTTGCAAGCAGTGTCCCAATCTGGGCCATTCCAACCTACAGACAGCTTTCGCTTCTGTCCAACTCTGTTTTTGTGCATGGTCGTATCATCTGTTCTGCCGGATTCTGATGCCGATATATCCTGTAATCCCCATGTAAAAGAAGAAGGACAGGGCAATGCTACCCCATCCACTTTAAGAAATACTTCTGCCATATATTCACCTACTTTAGCACTCTGATTTCAAATTAGAGTGCTCTCAAGCAATCATTTTAGTTGCTTCACTTTGAACAAATTCTTTAATTTGCTGATATCCCCATCCGCAATTAATAAGGCTGCTTACAAGCATTTCCATATTTTGTACTTTTGCTAAGTCATCACCTGTGAAGAAATCTCTAAGATTTTCTTTTGCTTTTACCCCATAATCACTTTCAAGCTCTTTGGCTGTTTTTCCGAATAAATTACGATAAATTAAATTTGTGTAATTTGGATAAGCAAATCTTTTATTTTGGCTTTCCGTTATTTTCATCTTAATTGTATCTGTTAGGATATGTCGAATAACAACACCCTTGTCACGCTCGATTTGCCATTGCTGACGTTCTGTATGAATTCTTTTTAATTCAGATTCCATTTTATTAAAAGCGTCAATGTATTTAAGTTTCCACTGTAATGCTTTTTCACCATTAAATCCCATGGCTAACAAGGAAAATCCATCTCTTGTTATAAGGTATTCGGTATACTCACGATTGTTTTCTCCGATATAAGAAGTTTTTATAAAATAATCAGAAAGGGGGATATCTCCCCTTTGAGAAATCTGTGTTACAAGACCTAAATGTTTGGTTTTACCCTCTGCGTCAACTTGTCCTTCAATTGCCCTTATTACTTCCTTGTGCTCTTTTTCGAAAGATTCTGCGATTTTTCTTGACGTAGTAAGTAACTTTTCTTCGTATCTTTTTCCAACGATTTCTACCAGCATAAATTCATATCTCCTTTATGATTTATTTTTTGGCAACAAAAAAGCGCCTACCCCGAAAGGTAAACGCTTTAAAATTTGCTTATTATGATTTTATATTTTGGCACTCCCCATAGCTAAAGCATGGGGGGTTTACGACACACTGGATAAAAAGCACTGGATATTTTAATCCAATACTCTACTTTATATTTTACACATATTGACGGTATCATTCAGTATATTATGGTATCATTCTATAATTCCTCCCAACACTCTAATCAACTTCTGTTTGCGGTTATACTTCAAAATCTCGGAAATCTGCTCCATCATATCATCCATTGTCATGTTGCTCTTCATGCTATTGCAACGCTTACAAGCCAGTTGCAGATTCTTAATATCATTGGTGCCGCCCCGGGACAACGGCGTAATGTGGTCGATTGTCATTTTCTTGAATTTGACAGGCTTACCGCATATCGCACATTTTCCGTTGCACTTGGCGTACACGCTCTTTTTCTGAAAGTCATTGAACTGGATTCTATTTGCCATAATATCACGCTTCCCCGATTAACTGTTTGGTAAAGAGATACATTCCCTTTAATTTTGACAGGTCTTTCAAATTGATAAGATTTTCAATGATTCTCTGTCTGTACATATACTCATCCAGAAGCACTAAGCACTCGTTGTTATCTGCGTTCAGTTCGTCAATTGTTTTCTGTAATTCAGCCTTTGTCATTTTATTTTCCTCCTGTGTATCCCTGTAAAAATCTAATTATGCGATTTCTACTCTGTATGCAATCATCATTTCTTTAATCACGCTAACGTAAATATCTTTCAGCCGCTTATTCTGCATAATCACGGACAGTTTATTAATCTGGTTAGTCTGTGCCTTGGTGCATCCTCTTTCCTCGGCTCTGGAAATCGCATTTCTAAGCTGCTGATCCAATCGGCAACCAGCTCTGTCCGATAATCTGCGGTAGCTTTCGTTTCTGGCGGCGGCGTATTTATTTCCGAATGAGTAGGTGAAATCGTCACTCTCGGCAATCTTTGAAATACATCTGTTTACCCATTTCTCTGTGCCAACATCAGAATCCGTTCCTTTAAAGGTATCAATGATGGCTTTCATATTTTTCTCTTGTTGGTCGGCACGTTCCGCAAGTTTCTTCTGTTCCAGTTCGGTCTTGGCTACCTGTTGAAAAATCTGATTAAACATTTGCAGTTCGGGGGACAGTTGATTAATGTTGATTGCTGTCTGCTTGTATTTCTCTTCCACTTGGATGAAATACTTGCGAACCTGTTTCCCTTTGTCGTTGCGTTCAAGCATTGCCATTTCTTTGGCGGTGTCGAGTTTGATGAGGTATTCTAATTTCGGTCTACCGCCCATAGGTTTTTCATTATTTTGTGAAAAACTTTGATAATCCTCATTTTCTATTGCGTCACACTCTTTCAGACGTGTTTTTATCCAATCTGTATACTGGCGCTTACTACCAAGGCACTCATATAATTCTGAACCATATACTACTTTTTCACCTGTACTTGTCTCATACACAGGAACTAATTCATTTTCGATAACCTTTAAATCTGCCATAAAATCTCCTTTCAGATATTGAATTACCGCAAAGGAAATGGTATGATAGATTTAACAAATCCTTTGCGGTTTGTGTGTTTAGTAGTTGCAAACTTTGGTCGGGGCGCAACTACTATTTTTTTGTCAACTTATCGTGTAAATCATTAACCATTTCTTCAAGCAAATCTGTTTGCGTTTTCTTTGTAATTTCAGAACACTCTTGAAATTTTTTAACGGTAGTTTCCGTTGCTCTCAAAGCAATTCGCTTATTTCTCGGTTCGTTTCCAACGATAGGTCTTCCAGTTCTCGGCGACATGTTCATCACTTCCCTTCCGCCTAAACATAGTATATATTATGGCTAGCCATAAGTCAACCATTATTTTAACTTTTTTCAAATTTCCTATTCCACTATCCGTTTTGGAGTGGTAAAATACAGATATCATACTGATTTAGGGAGGAAAATGCATATGAAAAAATCCAAAAAGCTACTGGCAATTTTTACCATAATGTTACTGATTGTCTGTATGGCAGTTCCAGTATCGGCGGCCGGTAAAATTAACAAGAAAAAAGCCACTTTGAAAGTCGGTCAGACATTACAATTAAAAGTAACTGGAACAAAAAGAAAAGTAAAATGGACAAGTAGCAAGAAGTCCGTTGCAACGGTATCTTCTAAAGGACGTGTAAAAGCAAAAAAGAAAGGTTCCGCTACAATTACCGCAAAGATTGGTAAAAAGAAATATACCTGTAAAGTTACTGTGAAAAAGGCTTCTAATGGCAATGGCGGTTTTGGTGGAAATCCAAATGCTAACAGCAGTGGTAAAAAGAATGTTGTTAGTTATCATGCAGAATCTACGCCGTATGGAGCTGTGGCAATTCTGGAAAACCATTATGACCATGCAGTTGATCTGACCGTTGAATTTATCTATTATCTGAATGGAACAATGGTCGGAGTTGATAAGGATTATAATTTTGCGTTTGCAGCACATTCAAAATGTGCACTTCAAGGCTGGAATTCTGATAAAACGTGGGATTCTTTTAAAATCAATTTGAATATTAAGAAAGCATCTTCAAGTGTTATAACAAATAACTCGGGAATTCATTATTCAGCCAATTTTGGAAATAGAAATGTAGTGGTAAAAGTAGATAACAATGGACGGAAAAATGCGTTTACCACTATTGCAATTGTATTTTATAAAAATGGTAGGATAGTGGGGTATGATGATCGTAATGCTGATGTAAAAAATCCAGGATCGACAGCTTATCTCGAATTTGATTTTCCATTTGATAGGAATTTCGAGGATATCATACCAGATAAATTTGAAGTATATGTAAATGATTCGTATACATATAGCTGGATGAATTAATATAAAAGGCTAGGGAGAAATCCCTAGCCCTAATCTTATCAGTTAATGTATTCAACATCTATGCTTGGCAATGTTACTTGTTTCCCAAGAAGTGTTGTAGAATTTAATGTTCCGCTACAAGTTCCGTATACGGTTATCCAATCTCCTTCTAGGTAATGTGTTTCGCCATCCTCATAGCTATATGAACAATCCCATTTATTACCGTTTCCGTCAACAATATACAACGTATATCCACCGAATATTCCTTCTAATGACTGATCTATTGTTCCAGAGACAATACAATGTTTTTTATCGTAACTGTCAGGATTTCTCAATATATCATTATAGTCCAATGTTTGGCAAAGTGCCTTGTATTCGTCCTCTGAAACTTCTTTTGAATTAGCAACTTCTTCTGTCACTACAAAATACTGTGATAAACTATCATCTGAAGCATCCTTTTTATAGCTTTTAGCTTCATCACCTTTTGCAAATACCATACAATTCTCTAAATTTATGGAATCTCCCATAAATCCCCATGAATCTACATTTGATACTGTTCCAAGAATAGCAACCACATCATCATCTTTAAGACCGCTTTCATATTTTGCATACAATTTACTATCAGATACATTAAAATTACTCATCATGTATTTATCACCAATAGTAACTTGCACCTTATTGTCTTTAATCTCACTTATTGTTGCTACAGTATAAATTTTAGCTCCGCTCATATTGACTGCATATTTATATAAATCGCTGTCAGTGATATAAGAATATTCACCAGAATTAAATGTTTGTAATTCATCATCAAAAGTAATTGGAGCCACATTCTGTTTTTTCTCTTCTACTGTAGGAGTTGCTTTTCTTTCGTAACTATTGGATTTTTCTGTCTGTGTTTTGGATGTATCTGCTGTTTTCTCTGTTTTAGATGAATACCAGCCAATTAGAATAAACACAAGGCAGATAAAACCAAAATAGTTTGCGCATCCCCCTTTTTTCTTTTTCTTGGTAGCTGTCGGCTGTGTTGTGTACTGTGGTTTTGGTGCAGAATATGTTTTAGGTTTTTCGATATTCTCAATAGTTGTTCTGGTCTTGTTTGCTTCGCCCCTGTCGCAATTATCCATTACACTCTTGTCTAGCATATACCATTCAACAACATACTGTTTTTTGAAATACCGCTCCGCAATCTCTGTTGTAAATTCTTTTGCCTGTTCATATGCGGAAGAGCCTGTTGATAAGCAAATTTTGAAAGGCTTTGCGTATTTCGGAATTGAAAAAGCAACTTTCAACTGTACTCTCCCTAAATCGTCTGGTTCTTCCTTGTCATAATTCAATACAAAATCCATAGGATTTGCTTCAAGTAACAAATTTCCTTTGTAGTAAACCTCAATATTCGCTTTTGAAGCCTTGATTCTCATGGAATCTAACATCTCAATGTCGTATTCCTTTTGCTTCTGTGGCGGTTCCTGTGTTACATTTCCCTGTGTTATCGGGAATCCACAGTTCGGGCAACTTGCCGCTTTATCACTTATTTCCTTGCCGCATTCTGGACATTTAATCAGTGCCATAAATATCCCCCTCCTTAGTATGATACCCATATTGTACCACCTTGGGACGTATTCCGAAAGCCCTATTTCGCTTTTCTATCAATTTCCGCAGTTACAGCAAACAAAAGAGCTTCGGCAAATTTTGCGCCAACCGAATCGGAGTATTTATCGTGAATCTGGCTTGCTTCCATGGTGAGATTTTCCCACTGCGAAATATCGTCCTTTGAGATAAAGGCATACTTCTTGTGGAGGTTCCATATTTCCTGCCAGATGGAAAAATAAGTCTGCTTAAAGTCCATCAGCGTAAAGCACTCCATGATACTTCACAAATCTGTACTCTTGCTGAATTTCCGGGTACCTGTTCCGATCTACTTTTCCGTAGAACATTTTTGATGGTCTGGCATATAATTTCTTACCACCGTACAATGCCCTGTATATCACCAGGGCTTCTCCTGTTTCCGTATGTTGAGCGAATCCAACAATCTTATACAAATACTCGTTGGTGCGTGGCTCCTTTATAGTTTCTCTCTTAAAGTGCTGTACAATATCCCCCGGCTCAAATAATGGTCTGTTCATTATATTTTTACATCTCCTTTTCGTTAATACCACTTCTCCTTCAGCTGATTAATCGGTGTTCCGGCAACCCCGGCACTTTCTCCGCTGTCTGTTGCCTTAAAGTATGCACCTGTAATCTGAGGGTACATAAATTCAAACATCAAATAATTAGCTGCATCGCAAAGATATTCTGTGTTCCCTGTCTCGCGATACTTTTTGATGCACATATCGTGGGATTCCAAGGCGTTTACCAACTTCTCCCCGAAGTTATCCTTTGCTGTGCCATATTTGTAAAAGCTTACCTCAACCCTGTTCTGTCGTAATTTATCGAAACGGTCTGAATATTCTGTTCGAAGTTCTGTTCCTATTTGACTCATATGTTTTAATTCTCCACAATTAATTAATTTCTTTGCTCAAAAATCAATTTTCTTGGCTTGCGCCTATATTTTATCTGGCGAGAAGTTTTGAAACGGATTTGATTATTTTATCGCAGTAATTCTTTGTCAATAATCTGGAAGTTTGCCCTGTGTATATAAAGAGCTTTTCCGTCAATCATTAACTTTGTCATTTTAGGTAGATCATCCGGGATTTTCCAGAACACCTCGTCACCAGAATATGCAGCTATTGGCTGTCCAAGTTGAGATTTGATTACTACAACCCTGGATTTCCCGAAATAATTTTTATAATAATTCACAATCCCGGCTATGTATGCGTTCTCTGAAATCTTCCCGGTTGAATGACTGGTAATATCTTCCTGGGTAAAATCAACCTCTGGCTTCAATCCTTTTTGCTCAAAAATACAAGTATCACCACAGCTTTCAATTTCTTTACCGTCTATCAGAATTGTAATAACGGAAGATACGTCATAGCTGGTTGTTTCGTTACCCTCACTATCGTAGCCCTTGGATTTGGTTTTATTCCCGGCAATGTTGATCTTGTCCCCAGTGGTAGTCATAACCTTTTGGCCGTAGTTGTCGTAGGTATAGATTGTGTAGCTGTTACCAGAAAGATTTCCTTTCACGTCATTCATGTAATCGTCATTGGCTGCACAACCTGTTAGCCCTGTGATAACACAAATACAGATAATGGTTGCCAGTAGTGCTTTGATTCTTTTCATGGTTTTTGTCCTCCCTCATATGTCTCATAATCAATCGTTCCCAAATCGCCGTACACATCTGGATAATAAATTCCAACCCAGAAGTTGTCCTCCATTGCTTTGTAGTAAGTTACTTTTACATTCCATCTCTGTACCTCGTCAATAATTTCTTTGTTAAGAAGTCCGAATTGATCTCGGCAAGCTTCACTTTCCAGTTTGTAAGTCAATGCTTTGTATTTCTCGGCATTTGCCTGTCTGGTGGCGGTAACATTGGTTTTGGTGAGAAGTAAAATCAATCCGGCTACCAGGAACCATACTACACTGATGAAAGAAATTACCACACCAAAAGACAGTATAAATCCACTCACATTTGAATACTCATATTCGTAGCTTAAAGATTCTCCTATTCTATTTGCAATCAGAATAACAACGCCGACTGCAAAAATGATTATTGATAGCCAAAATATCATAGTGTGTCCTCCCTGTCCTCAATTTTCATTAACAAATTTTTCCGTATGTAGCCAGACATGAAATGCGAATAATGGTGATCCGTGTACTCACTAAATGAAGTGCCAAAGTATTCATCAATCACTTTCATATATGTTTCAATCTCAACATTCTGGAAGTAATCTGGATTTGGCCCGAATCCAAACTTGTCCAGGATATTATCCAAAGCGTCTTGATTGATTTTTGTGTGTGGTTTTCTGGTTCGTTCTTCGTACCTCTTGAAGAAATACTTCGATACTACCAGGAAGCGGTTGGTTGTATATGGGCTTGTCGTATATCCCAATTCTTCAAGCCGTACTGAAACCTGGTTCTTGAATGCAGACCAGTTAAAAGATTTACGGTCTATTGGAATATACTGGATGTTATCCTCAGTCAACATATTTTTGATATGTTGAGAATTGAACCACTCGTTAGAGTGGTATGCATTTTTCTTTTCTTCTTTTAACTCCGTAGGAGATGTAGTATCTGGTATAGTAGTTTCTGAATGATAATCTTTGAAAGTATTCTCTGGTAATGCTTCCCCCGAACTGTCTTTGTGCATTTCGTCATTTTGTCTATGCCTTTCGTCATTCTGTCCAGATGCACATTGGCTATTTGTCTTTGGGTTCTCCTTTACTATACCATTTAATATATTTTCAAGAACATCTTCATTGATGGAATACCATTTTGTACGGTCTCTTTGGTCTTTATTATAATTTCCAGTGATAACAATTCCGGAAGAAATTAAACTTTTAAAAGCTCTTTCTATAGTTTTTGTAGACCACCATGGGAAATTATTCTTTTGCCATTCTTCCATCGTGTTAAAAGTCCAATATCTTCCATCATAATAATTTCTTTGCAATTTTTCATTTATTTCAAGCCAGTAATAAATTTGGCGTAAAACAATGGCTTCATTTAGCCCTAATTTTACTGCTAAATCTGGTTTGATGATAACGCTTTCTTTGCTGGATAAAAAAAGATCTGATAATTTACCTTTCATATTAGATAACCTCCTTGTTGGTCGTAGGCACTCTCCGTATTGTGCCAGAATCCTTGATTTATAAAAACAGTGGACAGGCGTATCAAGGTTTACGCTTTTCGGCGGCCAACCTAGCCCACTGAATTTACCGAATTATTTTTCAAGAGTTACGTAACCGAGTTTTTCTAACTCATTTATCGCATTATCAATAACATTTATTTCTTCTTTTGAAAGATCATATAATTCCTTTACATTAAAATTATCTTTGCCAACACTCATCATTAAAGCATATATTCCCTTTGCTTCAAGGGAAATATTTCTATTATGAATCACTTCTTTGCTTACTACACAATAATTTTTATATGACATGATATTCCTCCCAGAATTTAAGCTACTTCCAAATAAGCAATATCCTTGAACATTTCCAGACGCTTTTTGCAGTCCTTGTAAATGTCTTTGTAATGCTTGTTTTCGTCAATACCAGCCTGTATACAATGAAGAATAATATTTTCCGCAACAGTAAGGTTACTTAACTGTTGTGCGGTTGCGTTATCTCTTCCAGAAACTCCGCATATTTTATTTGCTAATTTTGTATATGTAATATACATTTTGTCGGAATGTTCAGAACCTTGTAATTTTGCGTATTCAACAAGACTTTTCAAAACATCCGTTTCGGCTTTTCTGGTGAGCTTTCCTTGTTCTCTGGTTTGAATCCAATTTTTACTTTGTCGTTCAAAAATAAACTGCTGCATTAAATAAAACTGTCTGACAAGTTCTTTTTTAAAATTTCGTGTAATTTCACTATTTCTCAAATAAGTCATAAGAAGAGTAGCTTGTTGCTGATTTAAAATGTAAACCTTTTCTTTTTGACCGCTAGACAAAGGTTCCATTTCAAATCGAACCTTTCCAGACCTCATTTTAAATGCGGGCTGTCTAAAAATTCAAAATCATGCGGCAATTTTATTAATTCCTTTATTCAGAATAAATTCTTTAATTTCGTTATATCCCCAACCATATCCAACCAATGCACTTACAAGCATTTCGGCGTTCTGGACTTTCACCAAATCTTCTTCTGAAAAATAATCTCTCATACTTTCTTTTTTTGTGATTCCGAATTCCTCTCTCAGTTGCTTGGCGTTTTTGCCAAATATGGACTTGTAAATAACGTCTGTATATGTAGAATAGGCATGTCCGTGCATTCTTTCATTTTCAGAAGATTGCTGGATTGCCTTTGTTAATGCCTGTCTTACTGCTATTCCTTTAGCTCGTTCAAGTTCTGCTGCACGCTGCTTTTTAAAAGCAATTTTTAAGGATTGTTCGCAACCAATAAAATAATTTCTTGCTTGTTCTCCTCTTTCAGATTTTGATTGCATGGAAAGTTTCTTTGCAAAGCTGGCAGAGAGTTTATAATCTTCTCTTTGAATAACGCCACCTGTCGGTGTCTCGACATTGATGTCGAGTCGCACATAATCTTCATTCTCCATTGCAAAATCATTTTCAATAATATTTCTTTTGCACCATCTTGAAAACTGTCCTTGTGCAAGTTCTAAAAATGAATATAGTTTTCTGGCAGTAGTCATGCCTTCTTCGTCAATCCCAAGTGCAATCTCAATAGGTGTCTGTTCACTTGTTATCAAAACTTCATTTTCCATTCTCCATTCCTCCTTATATTGATGGATAAAATAAAAAAGAGCCGCCAAGTAAGATAAAAATTCCTCAAAATCGAGAAATATTAATTTCTTCTTAGCGGCTCAAAAATCAAGACCGTGTGTACTTCTTCATTGAGAAAATTATATCACACAATCAGTCAAAAATCAATATGCCGGGGACGGATTGAAACGGCTATCCGTATCATTTTGGGCTTTTGTTACAGCTTTCGCAATCTCGCTTCCATCCAGAATAATGCTGTTCATAATGTACTGCGGATTCTTGTTTCCGCTGTTCATACTCATTGCCATTGCAACTCCCTGTGCTACTGCTTTTGCCATTTCTTCTTTTGTAAGTCCCATGCTTCCGTCCGAACTGGAAACAATGCTGTCTGCAATCTTCTTCATGGTTCGTGGATTTTCCAGCGGAAGAACGGCTTCAGAACCAGCTTCTCCGACACCGATTACCTGTGCGCCATTGAAAAGACCACCTTTCGCGTACCAATTAGGCTTGTAAACTGGTGTAGAACTGGTTCTTCCACCGCCAAGATCATGTTTTCTCCACTCTGAAATATAATAAGTCAGAGTCGGTAAATGTACTTGTTTCATGCCATCAGCAAATGATTGAGCCGTTTCCCGACCAATTGATGTAAGATTAACATTAAATAGTCTTTTAATTTTATCCGAAATCCCCGACAAATTAGATTCTGTGTAGGTTTTCATTTTTCCAGTTTCCGTGTCAACTTTTCCAGAAGCCTTTTCCCAAATCTGGTTTGTATTGATAAGAACAGAAGACCAATAACTTTGAATGGTTGTCATAACTTTACCCATTACATCTTTTGTATCGGTGTCCATGGTTCCGAGGGCTGTCGATACAGCACTTGCAGAATTTTCCCAGTTTGTTTTAGAGTTGGTTTCAACATCATCATTCGTGTTCTTTATCTTCGACCAAATAGAAGGCATTGTGCTTTCTGTGCTTTTTTTCATCCCAGCCATTGCAGTGCTTACGGCAGTGTTAGCAAGTCCAAAACCAGTTTTTGTCTTGGATGATACGGAGCTAGAAGCATTTGCAACAGCGGTAGTAATACCTCCCACTGCTGTTTTCACAGATGTATTCATTCCATCGAAAGAATTCTTTGCACTTGTTTCCATTGTAACAACTGCATCTGGAAAATCTTTTCTGAGTTTTTCATCTAATTCATCTAACGGAACGCCAGCATTTTTTAATGACGTATAAACTGCGTCTAGTGCTTCTTCTGTATTAGCATATGTTCTTCCAGATATTGCACTATCAAGAGCATCTTTAGCAGTTAAGTAGTCTCCACTAAATTGATCAGAGCTAAGACTTAAAAGATAAAGTTCGTCTTTCAAATCAGATATACTGATTTTGGTTGTATCAAATTTTCCTGCTGATTCAGATACACCATCTCCAAGGGCTACAGCTTTGTCAGTCATATCTTCCAAAAATCCAGTTGATACGCCCGCCTGTGCGCCGTATTTTTCGAGAATTTTTCTTGCATCTTCGGTTGATACGCCAAATTCTCCAAGTTTCTGAATGAAACTATCGTACATTTCAGAATTTGATTTTCCGGCACTTTCATCTGCTTCAATTAACTTCCAAAGCTCTTCTGCTTGATCTTGCGTTATCTTATGAGCACTTTCCATCTCACCTGTATAATCATGGAGATAACCACCTGTTTGTGTGAGAATACCATTTCCACCTTGCGCAGCTTCTGTAATACTTGCAATTCCTTTAGCAAGTTTAACAGATAATGCCGTTGCAACAAATACAATCCCAGCGGTTCCAAATATAGCACCAAGTGTTGAAGAAAATGAAGATAATCCACCTGTAGCCGCCGTTTTCGCTGCTCCACCAATATCACCGATGATAGTAGGAAGAGAAGATGCGGTATCAAGTGGGAAATTTAAAAGTTTTGAAGCTAATGAACCGATTCCACTTGCAAAGGAAAAGATTTTGGTGGCAATATCCTTGGCTATTTTGATTGCAAACAATGTTCCGAATGCAGCACCAACTTGTTTTATAAATTCTGGATCAACTCCACTTAATTTTTCAGCCAGCCAATTAATAGCATTTGCAATACCATTAATTAAGTCCGCTCCGATATTAATTATTCCTTCAAGTCCGGTAATCAACGCATCTGCAAATCCCTCTGCGAATGGTTGGAATGCAGACCATAAATTTCCAAGAGCAGTTCCAATAGCATTCCAATCAACCTTATCAATAAAATTCTGTATTGAGGTTTTTACACGGTCAATGCTACTCCAAATCCACTCCCAGTCAACATCAATAACTCCGAAATTATCAAGTGCAAGTACGATTCCACCGATGCCAAGTGCCATTGCTGCATAAGGATGTTTTGCCAATAAAGCAAGTCCTTTTCCTAATGGGCTGTCTTTTCCGATGATTCCACCAATAAAGGTTAATCCTTTGAATCCAAGGATTGCAATGGAGATTTGTCCAAGTCCTTTTCCAATTGCCTGTGCAGTTTCCGGGCTGATATTCTTTATTGCATCGGCAATTGAGTTCAAGCCTACAGGAAGCGTTGTATTGATGAAATTTTCTCCAACATCGAGCAAATCTTTGAAGAAGTCAACAATTCCCTGTCCAACATTTTGTGCAAATGGCGCAAGTGCATCCCAGAAGTTTTTCAATGCCGAATTAAGTTCGTCCCAGTGAATGTTGTTTCCGAAATTTGTTAATGCGTCAACAAGTTCCGGGATTGCACTATTCATTGTCCATGTACCTACCGGCACTAAGAATTTCTCATAGAAATCCATGAGACCAGTCCAAACAAATTTTGTTGGCTTTTGAAGCATTGTAAAGAAACTGGAAAGCGAGCTATTCAGTTTACCCCAATTGATTTTATTCAGTAAATCATTCGTAATATTAAAGAACCGTGGAAGCCCGGAATTATCAGATAACATCCATAATCCAATTGGTTTCAGATAATTATTCCACAAATCTTTCAGAGCTGTAATAGAGAAGTTTCCAAGCTTGCTAAGACCTTCACTGTACAGTTTCTTGATTGATTCTGTGGTTGGTTTAGCTGCTTTACGAATTTTCTTAAATACAGCTACAATCTGATCAGCGGTATCATTTGCCTTATTATTCATTTCTTCAAAAGCTTTATCCCATGCAGCTTGATACTCTGATAGGGCTTTATCTAATGCAGCATCCAATTCTGGAAGGTGTGTACTCCCACCGCCTCCACTTCCGGAAGAACTGGAAGAATTGCTAACTTTTGCATCATTTAATTGATTTAATTCATCAAATGAAAGCACAGAAAGACTTTTTTGTAATTTCTTCGCATTGTCATTTGTTTTGTCAAGCCCGGAAGCTGCATCTTCTGTACTATCTGCAATACTTCCCATATCAACTGCGGCACTTCCTGTTGAGGCAACATAGTCGGACATTTTGATGCCTAAAAGTCTTCCAATCCACGAAAAAGCTCTCTGAATTGCAATAACAAAGGCGTTCATATATGGAAGAACCTTTGAGATAATTGGAATGAATAATGAACCGATAGTTCTTGAAAGTGCTGAAAAATTAGATTGCAGTAATCTTAATTGGTTTGCCGGCTGATTTATCGTATTAGCCAGGTCACCCCATGCATACTTTGAACTATTCAAGATTGTTATAGTTCTCAGAATAGCCTTGTCTGATTGACTTAGACTTGATACAGTAGCGTCAATTCCAAGGTTATAAAGTTCCTGTTGTAAATTTGCTACACGAATATTAATACCGTATTTATCAAGTGCCCTACTCATTCCGGTTATGCCGGATGCCATATCGTTCCAAACATCTTCAAATTCAAGGTTCTTTACAGAAGCAAGGTCTGCCCCGATTTCTGTTAAAGCTTGTGAAACCTTAGTTGATGCATCTGCTGTTGCCCCCATAGATGATGCCATCTGAGCATAGGTAGCTTGATAATTCATCGTTTGGTTCGGATCAAGTCCGAGGCTCGTGCCTTTTGTTCTAGTCAGATCACCTGCATCTGATACTTCAAATCCAGTCATTTTTTTTGTCAGTTCTTTTGCACGTTTTTCAAAAGAACCCACATATTCCTCTGCGGATTTTACTCCTGCATTCTTCCACTTGCTCACGTCCAATCCGTCTGTAACTTGTTCAAACGCAGAATTGAAATAGTTCAATGTTTCAACATAATCAGATGCAGACTTTACAGAATTCCAAAGTGCTTTAATTCCTCTTGTCACAGTAAAAAATTTTGCATATAAACTAGCAAGCTGTGAAGTTAATGAGCCAGTCTTTCTTGTGGTTACAGTTGCGGTATTTCCAAAATTAGCTAGTGCAGAGCTTGCAGAGCCAATCATGGAAGCTAATTTTCTTCCTGCATTTCCAAGTCCATTTGCGGCATTTGATAATCTCGAAAATGAATTCGTAAGAGAATTTGTGGCTTTATTTATTTTCCCACTTGCAGTAGCTAACTGTGCCAAAGCTTCTGTCATTCTTACTGTGTTTTCGTTGATTTTTGGTGCGGTTTTCATTACATTGAAGAATGACAATACTTCATTTGCTAGTGTTCCAAGTTGTCCAGAAGATTGAGAAATTTTACCGCCAGCACTTGCCAATTGTGCAATTGACTGAACAAACCTATTTACGGAATCTGAAATTCCATCAACACCAATAAAGCTTTCTGTGATAAATTTCAAGCTACTTCCCAATGCAGGTAATTCAGTCGATACATTTGCAATATATTCGCCGGAATTGGCTAGTCTAGCCATTGAATTAACAAAACGATTAACACTTGCAGATACATCCGGTATTGCCGATAATCCAGATAACTGAGTGATTATCTCGCCAAGTTTCATAGAATTAAAATTACTAATATCTACCTGGCTAAATCTGCTAATGGAATTAATGATTGCGTTCAAACCGGAAGCTTTATAATTAACATTTCCCATGGCTCTTAAAGAATCTGAAAACTGTTTCATTCCATCGGCAATGCTTGTCATCTGTCCTGCATCAATTTCTTTAAGTTTTCCGGTAACTGCATCTTTAATTCCTGTAGTATCTACATCCAGAGTGACTTTTACAGCGTTATATTTCAGTTCAGCAACTTTATTGATTGCCTTCTGAATATCCATTGTTATCTTATCCGTATTGATTTTTACATCAATAGGGAGCTGACCGTCCGTACCTTTTAATGCGTCATTAAGTCTTGTTTTTACCTGTTCAGCGAGCTGCTGAGTGGAATCGACAGCCATTCCCCACACTTTGTCCGATGCTTTTGAAGCGTTTTCTCCATAAAGCGATTCTATTGATACTGGCTTTATTGATTCTCTAACTTTTTTGATATTTTCAAGTATGGTAATCAGCTGATCTGCTGCATTTATAGTATCTCTTGGTACAAGAGTTGGGAATCTATCTGCTAATTCTTGCCAGGATTTGTCAAGTGTAATGCCTTTGGTTGCATCTGTAACAACATTATTCAGATTGTTTTTCAGAATCTCAGAAAATTCGCCTTTACCAAGGTCGGCTTTTAGCATATCGGAAACATAGATTTTCTTGTTTTTGAAGTAATTATTGAAATCAATCCATTCTTGTTCTGCTCCATCTAAGTAGCTTCCAAGATTAGCTTTTACTACACTTCCGCTTTTGAGAATCGTATTTCCAATTTCTTCAACAATGCTTCCAACATTTCCAGAGATTTCTTTTCCGTCAAAAGACTGTGCCATTTCCTTTGCAAGTTCGTTCATTTGAGAACGAACTTTTGAAGCAGCACCGCCTTTTAAGTTAAATGCTTCAATTAATTGCTTTGAAATGGAAGAGGTATCAATTTTAATATCACGTACTGTTTTATCAATGGCGTATTGCAGTTTTTGTGTTTGATCTCCACCCTTGATATCCAAATCAATACTAATCTTTTGATTCTGAAGATTGCTAAGGTTGATTTTACTAAGTGTGTTTAATTTTGAAATAGCACTATCAAGCCCAGAAGTACGGACATTTCCTAGAGAATTAAAGGCAGACGTAACCCTTCCAAGTTCCCTTGCATAACTACGTAATCCATTTGTATTAACTCCGCTTAATGCGGAATTAACTTTTGTGAGTTTATTTGAAAGATTAGTCAGCGCACGTACTGCTTTTTCTGTACTACTGCTAATTTGTATATCAAGGGTATCAATGGTATTTTCAGCCATTTTATTTATCCCTCCTTTTTTACAAAAAAATAAAGGGCAGACAAGACTTATTCATCCTGCCTGCCCTTTTCATGGTTAAGCTCAAAGTTCGCCTGCATGAGTTGCAAGCTTGCCAAAAGTGCGTTTCTCTGTTTTTTCTTTTCTTCTTCGGAAAGTATGCCTTCCTGTTTACGCTTTTCTTCCTCCGCTGATTCCAGTAAAGGTTTCTTCAAATACTCTGCTTTGGATTTTTTCCCAATTAAAGCATTTGCAACAGCCGTAAATGTAGCCGATGTTTGATAAATACCAGCTTGCCAGAGTTCAGCGTCTTTCCTTTTTTGGCGTATCTTTTCAGCTTCGAGATAAGGTTTCAATTCAGCTGGCGTAGAATCCATAAATTCTTCTTTGGATACACCGATAGAGAGGTATAAAGGAAGAATCTCTTGGTAAACAGCTTCTCGAAAAGTTAATTTTTCTTTTTGTGATCCTGTGGGAGCTTCGTTGCATTCTTCTCCACTGCCTGTGCTTCTGCTACTGCATTCAGAAGACCGGATAAAAAACCATTTTTCTCCAATTCTTTGTCAAGAAGTTGGTATAAATCAAATCCACTTTTTGGATTTTCCTCAGTTCCTTCATCTTCGTAATCATCCAAAAGGTCACAGACTTTATCAAGAACAGCTTCTTTTTCAGAATCACTTTCATACCCAAACTCTTCCTTGTGCTTCTTTTGAAGTCCGGCAAGAAGCAGTTCTGGAAGAAGAGAAATCATCTTCTGAAGGCTTCTCTCTTTTCCATCTGTAATCCCCTGTACCTTGTCCAGCACATCTGTTTTTGTAAGAAGTCCGTATCCGAATACAACCTTATATTCTTTTCCATGTACATTAAAAGTTACCATTTTATAATCCTCCCATTATTTTTTATAATTCTGATGTAGTTACAACCTTTGTATCGAGTCCTTTGTAATCATTTATGATTAATGATATCGGGATGGTCGCAGCTTCATTTTGACCGATTTCCGGAAGCGGAATTGCTCGTCCTGGTTCAGCAACAATGAAAAATGCTTTTTCGAGATCTGGGAACGCAACTTCGAACCAGGTTGAAAGACTTTTAGCTTTTGCATCTTTAGAGTCTTTAAAAAGTTTTTCGATTGCGGTTATAACGTCGGCGTTCATGTTAAAAGTAACTTCCCATGAGCCACCAGTATCCTGCCTTCCTGCCGCATATTGCGTGAAGTAATCTTCCAATGCGGAAACATCAATCTGTTCAGTGTCAAGACTTATTCCACCAATTGAGCTACATCTTTTTAATTGAGTAAATGTAGTTGGCTTTGTTCCTTTCTCTGTTTCTACGGCATAGTGGAAAGTTACGCCAAGTGTTGTTAAATCTGTCATTTTAATAGGCCCCTTTCTTTAATTTAAGCTTTATGCACGTAACCCTGTGCCGGGAGATAGCGGATCACCGCCTTTCTACTCTTCTTTGTCTGTTTTCAGTTCTGGTAATCCTGCTACAGATGTAAGCAGTGATAAAAAGCCGGAAAGTAAAGACGCGGATAAAACCATTTTCCAGTCAACACTGCCAATTACAGTTGCGGTTCCGATGGTTGCTATTGCTGTTTGTGCGACTGTTTTTACAGCTCTAATTCCTGCTGCTTTCAGCCAAAGTAATTTATCTGCTTTCATTTGGCATTCTCCTTTCATATTTTTGGGTAAAAAAATAGAAGCATTTCTGCTCCTAATCTAATAAAGTTCCTGTATATATTCGGCTGTATCGGCTAACAAGCTTTTTGATTCCGCTGTCACCAAAAAACATAGGTTCCGGGCCATATGTACGACGGAATCCCATGTTCACCATAGCTTTGTGACTTATCTTGTCCAATTCATACAATCTGGTTAATGCTTTACTCCCAGATGTGAAGCAATTTACTTGAAACGATGGCATTGTTGCGCATTCATCCCCTTCAAGGTCACCTCTCGTAATTGGATTTCCGAGCATATAAAGCTGTGCATATGCTTTTTTGCCAGAAGCATTTGTCTCGCTCCCATCCATGGAGTAATTGTCTGCGCCAGTAATCTTAGAAACAGCCGCTCCCCACCTTGAAAAAACTTCTAATACAGGGGATTCTATTGTGTCTGGCATATCTGTCACCTCACAATAAAAAATGCGCCCACCTTTATAGTGAACGCATTGCATTTTATGCTACAATTTAACACTGTAATGATAACATAATTGGTTGGTATCATTCAGTATACTATGGTATCATCTTTAAGAAGAGAATACCTCTTTGGCAATTTTTCGGATATTCTGAATGATTTCTACACTGGCTTTATACATTGGCATTGTAGCTTCTGTGCCGTAAGAACGTACCCATTCGCCAGAATCAGAAACATATACCCAGGAATCGTTTTTTCCTTTTCCTTGTCCGTAAGAACCGATTGTATAACCAAATTCTTCTCCTTTTGGATGCGGACTAGAACCTGCTGTGCCATTGTAGTGAATACCTGCACCGAACTCTATAAACAAAAGGTCTATTCCTTCGCATATTAAATGGGCTTCTGCATAGTTTCCAAAACTGTTAATTTTGATGTAAGTATTATGGTTCTTATCGGAATCGCCTTGTGCTGCTAAAATATTTTGATTAATGACTGGAATCCCTAATTCACATAATCTTTTTATGAAGATTTCATTTTTGCTCCTTAAAGATTTTTGATAATTTTTTATTTCATCAATAGCATTTTGGATTGATTTCTGCGATAAGGTACACTTTATTGTCTTACCCATCCTCGTTTCCTCTCTTGGAAATTCCGTATCTGGCAATATTGCCTTTTTTTGTGTCTAAAATCTTCTTTAGTGTGTAGTCTGGCAATACTGTAAGTTCTCCATTTTCATTCAAAATAAGGCTTCCGTCCTCGCTTATTTGTGGGATTCTATCTATCCAAAATATGTCCGCTTCCTGTGGATGAAAATTTCGATTAAAGCTTGTAATATACCTGTCGTAATCTGGCACTATTCCGGCTGCAATTTCTTCCGGCGTTCCAGCAGTGGATGATACGGAAAAAGAGTATAAAACTGGTTTCTCATAAACTTTAATACGGTCTAATCCTTGTGTTTTCTCAGATATTCGTGACCAATATACCTTTTGCTTTTGACGGACTAATCCTCTCATGCAATCATCCTTTCTGCTCTAACAGGGGCTACATATGTGAATTGGTTTCCCAAAATATCTCTGGCCGTACCAATCACGAAATGGCCGTAGTCTGCCAGAATATTGCATACAAATTCCTCTGCGTCCACCCAATATCGTTTCTTGACCATGCGGTGAAGCTCTGGCAGTAAACCATAGCTGAACATCACGCAATGACCTAATTCATGGATAAATACACGATTTAGAAGTTCACCATGCAGGTTGTTCGCAATAGAAATTGTCATTGTGGAATAATCAGATACGGCAAGTGTGCGTTTTCCTGTACGGTCAATCAAAACATTATCATTGGGAGAAACAAAGCGCACTCTCCATAAGTCCCCATTCATGTAGAATTGTCGTAGCATGGTTTATTACCATCCTTTCTACGAAAAAAGCCCCTGCCGCACTACTGCAACAAGGGCTTAATCAATATTGTAATCATGTCATCTGCTGAACTAAACGGCTCAGGTCAGTTTTCATCTGCTGTCTGAGCGCTGCATCTGCATCCGACCACATTTCCGTAAGGTTACGAATAATATCTGATGTGTATTCTTTCATGGAATCATCCATTTTTCTCTTGGATTCAGAATCCTTAGAATCATGATAGTGTCTACGATTCTCATCGTATCTATCATAGGATTCGCCATATCTGGACTTCTTCCAATTCATATTCATACCATCATTTTCCATATCACTACGATCTGGATGATATCCCATGCGGTACATATTGCGCTCAAACTCTGGATTGTTTAAATACTCATCCATCCAGTCATCATCCTGCATATACAGATACGGTCTATAACCTTTTCTGGTTCCCCTACCTTTTGGAGCGAAACGCCCATTTGAATAGCGGTAACGGTCATATCCCATGCGTCCAAGATGCTTTTCTTCCTGTTCGCATTCATCCATAGCTTCCACAATGCGATAATCTTTATCAGCGCAAATCGCACATTTTACTGCTTCCATGCAGTCTTTCAAATCGTCCCAGTCTTGAGCACTGAGATTATCAAATCCATGTGTTTTGGCTTTTTCCATAGCCCATTTTCCCATTTCCATTGCTGTCTTATGCATTCACGATACCTCCCCTCTTCACAGCCTGTACAACATTTTCTGCTGTTGGGGCTGTACCATTGATTGCAGTCAGATTATTGTTCGGACTACATGCCGGGTTTCCTAACATTTTGAACGCTCCACCAGTTGCACTTGTTGCAACTCTGGTTGCATATTTTGTTCTGGTTCTTACGCCACAAGCCGTAACCTGTGCACAACAACGATTCTCCAATGGATATAAGGTTGTTCCTGTTCCTATCTGAATCATTACTGGGGCGGTAATTGTGGTTGTATTTGGAATGGACTGCGCTAAAACAATGCAGTATTTTTCTCCATTATTGTAGCTTCCTTCCGGGATAGTAACCACAAGATTTCCACCTGTGAATGCAATTGCAGTAGACAGCACAAGGTGATTACAGAGCTTACAAACATTCTTACATGCCATATTTTTTACCTCTCAATCAATAAGAGGTGAGCCGCAACCCACCTCTTAGAATTAGTCAACCTCTAAGGGTGAGTTCAACAACTTTTGTTACTTTTAAGATAAATAGTCAGGGATATTCATTCTAGGGCTAGAATTTCCAGTTCTGTTCTTTTTACCAAATAAGCACTCTTCCGCACTCCATCCGGCATGTACCCTATACGCAATGGTTTCTTTTCCTATTCCAAGTTCTCTACTCCACTGAGAAATTGTTTGCTTTTTCCCACCGTACTCTAAAAATACGCTTCTTCTTTTGTTGCTGGCTTGTTCAAACCCAGTAATCCAGCAACAATTTTCGGGACAATAATTTCCATTTACGTCTTTTCTCTCAATGGTTAAGTCTTCTTGATATCCATTCGCATAAGCCCATTCTCTAAACGGCCAATATTCTTGCCACTCATCACACAATTTAATTCCACGTCCACCATAGTCTTTATAGTGCGGGTCATTTGGGTTAGTACATCTTGTTTTAATCGAAGACCATTTTTTATATAAAATTCCGGTTGATTCTCCATGACAGTTTCTACTTTGTTTTGAGTAATAACTTCGCAAACATCCGCAAGATGTACTTGTTCCCCTCATTAAATTGTATTGATAGCAATTGACATCATTGCCACAGTCGCAATGACATTGCCAATAATTAGAACGATTTTTCCTGCCTATTTTCTTTACTACGGTCAATTTTCCGAAACGCTTTCCTGCCAAATCTTCCGCTTTTGGGTGTAAACATCCACAACTTTTTGTGTGACCATTTCTTAGTCTAGATGTGTCTACGATCACAATATTGCCACAATCGCATTTGCATTCCCATAACCTATGTTTCCACTTATTGGTTCCTGCGCTAGATTCAACTGTAAGTTTCCCAAATTTTTGACCTATTAAATCTTGATTAACCATGCACCGTTCCTCCTATGATAATTTTATTATATCATAATAACGGTACATATTCAATTTTTAATTTAATTCAATGATAAAATCAGCAACAACCGTTGTTTCCCCCACATCCACAGCTTCCATAATATCCATACAAGTTGCTTGCCGGATATGCAGGAACCGGAAGCGGTGCAGTGCGTCTGAGAATTTCTGCTGTATTTGCGTTCATAGCCGCCTGTAATACCGCATTCTGGTCGGACTGTGAAGCCGCCAGTTTAAGTGCCTGATTCTCTGCTCTGAGGTCTGCTGTCTCTTTCTGGCAAAGATAATCAAGAATGGCACGAGTGTTGCTGTTCTGATTTTCCAGAAGATCTCTTGTGTTGTTGTTCATTGTGTTCTGGAGAGCACAAGTGTTGGTAGCAAGGTTGTAGTTGATACCCTGGATGGCTTCTCTTGTTTCGCAACAACAGTTTGCTAACTGAGACTGTAATGCGTTGGTATTCTGCATACCGGCTACAGTATCAGCATTGATTGCCTGCTGAACGCCGTTGAAGCCTTGAAGCATTCCGACATTCATACCATTAAAGCCACTCTGCATGGTATTGTTAAGAGAATATGTGCTGTCACAGATACCCTGCTGAATACCTCTGATACCATTCTGAATATCATTAAGGGCGAATTCCTCATTAATGTCTGAACGGGTAGCCCATCCTTGGAAGCCGGAACCATTTGTACCATTGCCACCCCAGCCACCAAAGCCGCCGAAACCGCCCCAGCCAAAGATAAGCAATATTATAATCCACCATGCCCAGCCACCGCCAAAGCCATAGCCTTCATCTGCACGGTTATTAGAGCCGCTTAATACAGCGACATCGCTTGCTGATAATCCACCATTCATCATAGCGATTACCTCCTTATTGATTTTTGTAATTTATACAAAATCAAAAGACCGCGGCTCTTTTAATTATTGTAGCGAATTTATTTTATTCCAAACTGGTTCTTAACCTGCGACAGTATATCGTCTGGATTAATATTTCTTTCTTTACAAAGATTTCTTGCAAGTTTTTCAATTCCTGCATTATCACCTTTTTCCATCATGTTAATTGCATTGTCAATTACAGGATTATTTCCAGATTGCTGTTTCATCATATTGATTATGGCTTGTTGAGGATTCCCTCCACCACGTATCATCTGCATAAGTTGCATTGGATTCATCATCTCTGTTTACCTCCATTCTGCTTGGGTTCCGGTGTTCCCGACATTTGTGTCGGAAACATACTCTTTATTTCGGAAATTTCTGAACAAACATCGTTCCGAAGCTGATTAAACATAGCTTCTATGTCAATCGGTTTTTCTTCTGCCTTTGGTTGCTGTTGTTCTTCCGGATTTATAAGTCGATAAACAAAAATTCTACTTCTTCCATCTGCCTGTAATTGTTTTCTATATATTTCTGTACCGTCAGTTTTTGGATAATAGACAGGGTTTCCAGACATATCTACATCTTTTGCCTTTACAGTATCAATCCCATCGACCATCTGTCCTTGTAACATGGGGATTTGTGGTACTTGCGGCATTGGTTGCTGAATTTGTGTCTGTCCGTATGGCATTGCCTGTTGATAGCTATTTTGCAATTGAGCTAATCTATCTTGATACGGTTGTATTTGTTGAAATGGTTGTGCAAAATACGGATTACCATACTGCATATCTCAAACCTCCCTTGTTTTTATAACTATATTTTACAATAATAAGAGGTTGATTAACACGCCATGATAACGCCATAAATACGCCATTTTCTATGAATACAAAGAAAAGCCCCGACAATACATCGGGGCGACTTTCATAATTTTCTTCTTTAATTTTCTGTTTATGCGGTCTACGGTTCTTGTGCTGTAGCCCATGATTTCTGAAGCTTCTGCAAGTGTTTTTTCTTCGTAAACGCGCAATCGGAATAACTCTTTTTCTCTGGAATCAAATCCAGCTTCACGCAAATAGAAGATTCTTTCATCTTCCGAAAAGTCTTTATAATCATCCATTCCACTGTCCTCCCTGTAGTGGAATCAATATTTACACCGGGAAAATGCCTTTTAGGGCAAAGCCTAAAACAATACCAATTATGCCAGTTATGATATAAGCAATTATTTTGTCCTGTAACTTTCCTGGTTTTTCCATGAGTGATTTTAAATTGTCGTTCATTTCGTCAACTGTATCCTTAATGTGTCCCAGATCGTTGTTGTATAAAGCAATTTTCTGTTCCAGCGCATTGATACGTTCAAAAAAAACTCCATCCCTTTTGGAATGCTTTTCTTTCATCTCATGGACGGCACTTTCCAATTCTTTTAAGCGGTGTTCGTTGATACACTCGTGTTCACATCCCATCGCTATTCCTTTCCATCACTCCCATTTTTTAAATATTGCTTCTACCCACCTAATTTGAAGCACCCCTGCGATACGTGGGAGGATTGACGTATCACGCACACACCATCTTAGAATCCGATAAATGGAAAAACACCATGATTTACATAAATTTCAGTTTCGGAATCCCAACTTCTATTCACAGAGGATTCGGAATGTGATCCTTGAAACTCAGCTCCCTGCTTTACTAGGAAGAAAAGAGCCAAATCAAATATGCAGTCATAGCATTTCTCCATATCGGAATTTATTTTCTCATCACTGTAAGAGGAAGGATAATTCCTTTTCTTCTTAAATGAACGAATAGCCCTCTCTGCTGAAAGAGGAATCATCCTCGCAGTTTCTTCATCATCTTCAAGATAATTTGTCAAGTCCTCTATAAGCTGTTCGTCCATTTAATCACCTACCTTTGCTGAGATAAAATCTCTGATATTATTCCAGCCTTATTAGTTGCTGTCAGGGCATAGCCGTTATCACTTGCGAGTTGTCTTAACTGAGATACAGTCATATTAGACAACTCGCTTTCTGTATACTTGTGTGTTGATGTATCATTCACACTTGCTACAGATGGTGACTGGCTGTTTTCATCGAGACTATGCCCGGTTATTCCCCCGCTTTGGTACCGATCACGATACCACCGTTTGCTTTTGGTGCAACAGGGACGAACATACCGGATGCTTTTGTCCATACTGCAACTGGGTCTGGTGTAGCCCACATGGAAAGAGTTACGAAAGAACGGTTCTCTTCCTGTATAAACTGTCTGTATTCAAGCTCTTCTGGTGTCACACCCCAGAGGCCAACACCGAAAGAACCGTTAGCATCTGCTTCATACAGAGTAAATACATCCTCTTTGAGGTATCTGGCTGTTTTCAGGGTTCCATCTGCTTTTCTGAAATTAAAGTTCTCATCACAACGATCAATTGTGATTCCATATTCCTGCATAAGCAGATTGGCAAGCTCCTGCTTTGTGAGAAGCCTTTTATTTGCAGCACCCAGAACAGCTGTCTGCATTGCAGTGTTGTTCCGCATGTAGTTAATCATTTTAAGAGAAGTAACAGCTTTGTTTACTACATAGCCATTGCCTTCTGCTACAGCTACCATTTTCTGGATATCGCCCATGATATCTGCATCTGGCTTAGACCAATCAGTAAGCGTTACTTTTGCACTTGCTGGAACGCCATAGTCAATTCCCATGTCAACATGGTTCTCTTTGATTGTTACAGCGCCGGTGGAAAGGAACTGTCCTTTCATAACATTTGCTCTTGTAACAACGCCCTCGAACAGTCTGGCTGCATCATCAAATACAAAGTTTTTCAGTGCTTCATTATCCGGCACACCGTTTTCAATTGCCTGCCGTAAGTTTTCGGACTGATTGATTTTTCTCTTAATGAAGAGTTTTTCAGTCAGGACTTTTTCAAATCCAGGTCTTGTGCCGATTTCTGCTTCGCTATCAAGAGCGTGGACGAATGCAACTTCCGGGAGATTCTGTCCAGCCATAAGTCTGTAATACTCTGCTTTCAGATACTGGGTTTTTGTATCTGGGAAAATGGTATCGAGGATACCTGGTCTTTTAACGCTGAAATTCTGAGAGAAATTAAGTCTTTCTTCTTGGGTAATTGATTCCAAAATATTAAATGGCATTTGTCATACCTCCTTAAAATACTGGGTCTTCTGTGACTACAAAAAAAATTCCGGATTTTTCAAGCTCTGTTTTTGCAGTAGTGTCAACTGTTACTGGAAGTCTCTTTTCAAGAACACGTCCTGAGACAATCACAGAAATTGGTCTCTTGGTATCATCTGTCATATCAACATCTTCAAATACAATGCCGATTGCGTCTGTCGCATTTGTTGGATATACGGAACCTGCTTTGATAATTTTCTTAGTTCCAACTGTTTCAGCATTTGTCTGGTCTGCTGTGTAGGTTTTGAGTACAAGTCCGACCTCAGATTCAAGAATATTTGGAGTGGACTCATACTGCTCTGTTTTCATAAAAGCCATTATTTATATCTCCTTTACTTAAATATTTACAGGGGCGTTACCGTCCACTGATTTAGTTTCCTGGTTCTTTTTTGCTGAGTAAGCTTTTGCAAATTCAGCAGCATCACTTTTTACTGTAGCTTTCCCACCGCTACCACCGCCCGGATTCGGAGTGTTTTCCAATGCTTCCTTCTCCCAAGCTGCTTTTGCGGTATCAAGTGCTGTTTTATTTGCTTCGGAAACTCCCTTAACAAAAGTTTCGACTTCTTTCATTGCATCTTCTGGTTTCTCATACGGTGCAGATGCGTATGCTTTAATAGCACTCGCGTATGTTTCGGTTGAAAGTCCTGCATTTGCGAACATAGAAGTAATTTCACTGGTAAGGGCTTTTTTGTTGGATTCTGCAAGCGCAGCTTTCAAATCAGCTAACTCCTTATCCACTGCTTCCTTTTCTTTCTTGCGTTCAGCTTCTAGCCGTTCTGCTTCGGTCATATTCTGCTTTTTCAACTCTTCCAACTCTTTTTCCAGGGAATCTGCTTTTTCAGCTTTTTCCTTCAGAGAAACATTTTTGTCTTTCTCTTTCTTAGTTTCAGCAGAAATAGAATCAAGAAGCTTAGAAACCTGTTCCTCGGAAGGTTCTGCAACTCCCATACCGATAAGTGCCTGTTTTGCCTGTTCTCTTGTCATTGAAATCTCCTTTCTTCCAGTCCAATACGCTTTTTCAACACGGTTCGCTCCGCACATGGTCTGTACCCGATTTACGCTCACGGGCTGTTGCAATTTATTTGATTTTGTGTATTAAAAAAGAAGCCTTAGATTTCTCTAAAACTCCTTAAATAATCGAAATTTGGTTCATTCTTCGTTAGATGGAGAATTTGCCATTGGTTCTGTTTTGGACGGATTTTGAAACTTTCCGTCAAGTAATTGCTGTGCTTTCTGCATTTCCGCTTCCGGGTCTGCCAGTTCCGGGTAAATAGTTCCCAGATACGGTAAACTCATTTCGTAGACTTTCTGCGGATCACTAAATAGCCCACAAGTAATCAGTGCAATAAGCGGATGAATTTTATTTTTGAACAGATAATCAAGTGCTTGTGCTTTTACAAGCATATTGTCTGTTGGGTTTCTGGTTATCTTTACATCAAAATCTCTGGTTGAGATATTAACATCATTTGATGTACCACGGATAATATTCAGAATGATTCTAGCAGATTCCTTTTCAGCTTCCTTGGTGAATGCTTCTACCAATTTTGCATCTCTTTCTGCGAAGTCCCATCCATTACGAAGGTATACAGCATTTCCTGTATCCCCTCCGCTATTGCTTTGGCGGTTTGGCATTGCTTCCACAATCAGCATGTTATTGTAGATATCATCCTTTGCAACCTGGCTCTCTGATTGATTCAATTCAGCGGTCATCAGTTCAACATCCGACTGACAGCCATTTCCAGTATCTTTAACAGAGATGGCGCCAAGTTTTACCATTTCCAAAAACTCGTTTTTATCTACCTCGCAGTTCTTGAACTTCATAAAGGATTGCACAAACTGTTCAACGCCATTTAATCTATCAGACTGGTATTTGTTGATTGCATCAAATAATGTGATTGCAATTTCAACGTCCGAAAGCCTGTCATGATTATTCGGGCATTCAACAATAGGAATCCCACCAAAACCGTTGATGCCATATTCGGTTACTTTTCCATTCGTGATTTTGAAAAACTGGTTCTTTGAATAGCATAAGTAGTATTGTTGCTCATCTTCATCCTTCAAAATCTGAACGGACAGCATTGGTTTTCCGTTCCTCTGCGAATATACAATGTAACAATCACCAGGATACGGAATAAAGATTCTAAACGGCGGTAAATCTCCGTTTTCTGTCCAGTCCTCTTCTTTCAGAATAGCCTTATAAGAAGTTCCTGTTGCACTTTGGTATATTGCTCTCTGGATGTTTCTTGCATCTGCATTGGCTTCATCCAGATAATCATTCAGCAAATCAACTTGCTCATTTATTTTTTTGTCTGCATTTTTCTTTTTACATACATATTGGATTGGTTCCCCGCAAATCTGTCCAGCTTTAAATTTTACAGTTTCAAATGCATGATTTTCAACCACTCTGTTATTGACTTCTGGACGGACTATTTTGTTTCGGTATAATATCGGCTGATCGCCTTTCATGTACCGATACAAGTAATCAATCAATGTTCGATTTCTATTATGTATGCCAATTGTATCTGATACTACTTTTACTACATTTTGCGGAGTGATTCGGTCAACGCCTGTGTAGGCTACTTTTCGCCCGAAATCACCTCGGCATAAATCTACAAAATTCATTGTATTTCTCAAAGCCGAACCATCCTTTCTACAAAATAAAAAGCACTGGATGTTTTAATCCAATGCTCTACTTTATATTCTACACATATTAAAAGTATCTTTCAGTATACTTCGGTATCATCTTTCGAAACCTTTTATCTTTTTTATTTCTGCTATGGCTTTTAAATGCTTTTTTTTAATGTGAATCTCTGAATAACCCATCTCATCTGCAATGCGAACCAAAGATTTGTACTCAACATAGTGCTTAAATAATATGTCATATAGTAATGGGTCTTCAACCTGTTCTATAGTTCGGACTATTTCTTGTCTTTTTTGTAAAAATTCAGATATCATTTCTGAAATCTCTTCTCGCAGATCAAATATCTTCGCAATCATGTCTCCCATCGGATCACGTTTTACAGAAGTTTGCACCTTTTCCCCAACTGGAATTGCAGATACACTTGTGGAAAGAGAACTGAGCTGTTCTTCTTCGATAAGCTTGTTTTTGATTCTGTTATCATAATTTTCAATTTGTCGTAAATATTGAGCTGTAGTCATCATACTCTATCTCCTTCCCCACATAAAATTTTTGGTTGCTTTTACTTCTGCAAATCTTTTGCCGGCAAGCGTTATTGCAAGCTGCGTAACTCCATCGGCAGCGTCATCATGTTCATTATCACCAATATAGACGAATGTAGTTAATTCATCCATAGCCTTTTGATACTGTTTATCTTGATATTTCGGAGCCAAAAATATAAAATTTTGCTTAACATCCCCGGAATATTGATTTATTTTTTCTTTTTTTGCTTGTTTTGAAGGTGCTTTTGTACTTGTCGTGCTGCAAGCGTATTTATGTTCTTTCAAGCGTTCATTTACATAATAGGCATACATATCTCCACCATTATTCGCTTCAAAATTAATGGATTGAATATTATTACCCATGATTCTTCCAACAACTAATGGCAATGTTCCTTCTTTTGGTGCCGTGCTGAAAATCCAGTCATAAATATACACATCTCCATTTTCGTATTCTGCGCCCACTGGCATTGATAAGCTATCACCGCCACCCCACGCAACATCACAGGCAGAAACATTTTTAACAAATCCACCTTCTGGAAGAACGCCGTTATAATATCTCAATTCGTCAGCTGCAAACACAATTCCTTCACGTAAGAAGGGCTTTTGCTGATATTTGGCTTCCCATTCGTTAGCGTCTAATCTAGCTTTCATATCGACATAATATTTTGTTGAAAATCCAACGCCATACTCATAATCGAAATTCGATTTACCCTCATCATTCAAAGCTGGAATTTTTCTAAACCGATACATTGGATTATCGTGATTTAGCTTCTCGATTTTTCCGAGAGGGTCATATAAATTCCATCTGGTTCCAACCATAAGCTCCCTTGCGCCGTCAATCTTACGGTCAACCATCTTATTCAGATATTCTTGATATGTATTTTCTAATCGGGTGGGGCTTAATGAATGTTGTCTATCTCTTACAAGGTCATCCACATACAAATAACCATCGGAAGAAATATCAACGGCACCTGTCCAAGTACCTTCAATACCACGGCAAGTCATTGTTGCAAATCTATCTGGCTTGTCCAGGTTTATTTCAAAATCATCAGCACTCTGTTTTTGAAGTTTCGACTGTGGAAAAATTTCACTATAGTTGTATTCCTGTGTATTAATGAGATTAAGAAGTTCTCCGTAAAATCCTTTTGCCAGTTTTCCAGAATGACCACCCATGGCACTATGGCTATTTGGTCTTTTACCCATTATCCATGACATAAAGAAAATACACATAGTAGATTTTCCAACACGGCTTGGGAGTGATAAGCCGTAAAACTCTATCTTTCTTTCTTCCAAATCTTGTAGGTCTTTGGCTACCACATGTAGTGTTTTTTTTCGTGGAATATAAAATTTCTTGCTGTCCGGTCTATTTTTCTCCATATAAAGCAAGTAACTTTCAAATAAATGTGGTGCTTCCAGTAGCAAATACTGCCAATAGATATCGTCAAAATTACCACTTCCAGTTAATGCAGCACACTTCTCTGCTATGTTATGTGAGTATTGACTTACTTTCATAGCCATTTTCCGTGCTTCTTGATTCTCGTTGAAAGGAAGGTCAATATTCATATTTAAGAGCAAATCAAGGCAATCTTTTTGATTTTGATAGATTGTCATGTCACTACTGATAATCTGATTTAGGACTGTCCGATACCATTCGAGCGAGCCTTCTGTAATTTTTCCCATAAAAATAGAGCCAGACCTCCTTTCTTTTTAGGATTTAGTCTGGCTCTCATGTGGCTCTCTTGACTGGTTTACTTATTATTCAGCATTCTCATCAGCTGTCATATCTCTTGTATCTACGATTGTAGAAGTGTTACCTCCTTGAATCTTTGGTACTTCACCATTCCATTTATCAATTTTCTGTTTTTCAATCAGTTCGGGAGTAAGAGATTCTGCGATTTTTCTATTTGCTTCTGCTTCAGCTTCTGCTTTAATCTTAATAGCTTCAGCTTTACCTTCTGCATCAATTTTGGCCTGTTCCGCTTGGATAGATGCTTTCTCCTTTTCCTGTTCAGCAGCAATCAGTGCAACTTCTTTATCTTTATCAGCTTGTACTTTTGCTGTTTTAGCTTCAATGTTAGCAAGTTCAAGCTCCTGTTGAGCGTTCACTTTCTTCTGAATTGCAGCCTGTGTTTCATCATCAGTGGAAATGGAAGTAAAGTTTACTGTATCAATAATAATTCCGTATGGCTCAAACTTCTGCTTAAGATATTCGTCAAGTGCTTCATTCAGTTCCTGGCGTTTATCACCGAAAACATCTGTTACTGGATACTTTGCTGTTACTTCCTGCGTCCACGCTTTCATCTTAGGCTTGATAAAGGTGTTTTTTACGGATTCTCCTGATTGACCTTTGAACTGAGTAAACACATCGGTAACTCTATTTTGATCGAATTTATAAGAAAATTCAAGGTCAACTTGAAGCGATTTACCATCTGCTGTTGGGGTCTTGAAGCTTTCATCTTTTGGAGAATCGCCCTTATCCTCAGATGTAAGATAAGACTGCTCGATTCCAACGGAATACAGTGAAGTTTTTACTGTAGGTGAAATCAAATGCCATCCTTGTGTAAGTACATTCTTAGAGATTCCTCCGTTCATTTTGTACTCTACCGCAATGTAACCAGCCGGAACTCTCACACTGCACTTTGCAACACATATAAGTCCTGCAATGATTACAACAGCTAATCCAATTCCACCTAAAAGTCCTTTTTTCATTTATTATCCTCCTCTTTTTGACTTTCGTCTTTATTTAACTCATCAATAGCATTTCTGCCAATGTGGTTCAATAATTTACCTAGTGGCTGAAATAATTTGTAAAGCAGGAACCATACTACTGCCGCTCCGCATACCACTAGAAATATAAATACTGGGTTCATTCAATCACCTAACCTTCTGCAAATTTCAATAAAATCTGGCTTACTAAGTTCTTTCAGCTTGTTAGCATATTTTGGAAATTCATGTGTATATATCGGATGACCTAAAAGTTTTTCTGCGTATTCGTATGCAAGTTTTCGGTCATCCCCTGTAAGCATACAAATTCCTGTGTAGGTTTCAACTACTACCGCTTCTTGTTTTGTCATACATATCCTTTCTTGATAAAATCATCTTTTTAATTCCGTAAAAATATTTTCAATTACTTTCCATTCTGCGAATACTGCCATAAACAGTAATGGTACTGCAGAAAATCCCCAATGATTTTCAATCATCATTTGTATTGTAGCTATTAAATAATCTGCTACCCATTTGGATATTATGAAATTCGCAATTATCCAACATATTTTTCTGATTTTGTTCATTTGCTCACCATCTTTCTTTTTGATTTCAAGTATTTTCTGTATTTGCGACTGTATTTACGAAGAATTAAATCAAGCATAATGCTATTTGTCTGTTCTACGTTTTCTGACATAGTTGTGAGATATGGATAATCTTCTCTATCATCTACTAATGTCTTGAAGATCAAGTCTAAAGCAAACTGAGCACTGACAGGTGGGTCGCACAGTTCAAAGTCTTTATCCTTGTACCACTCATCAATCTTATTTTGGAATCCATCAAAGGATATTTCTTCGTTCCATATCATACATTCACCTCAAACTCTTTCTTGCAATTACTACCCTTACATTTCAGTTTCAAGTGCTGAATCTTCGTGTTTGGGCTAATCAGAAGCGCTTTCTTCTGGCAAAAAGGACAACAGGCGTATTTCGTTCCGTTAATATTCCGTATCAATGCCTGTCCATTCCACGGCTCGGGTGGATTCATGTATTCAGAAAAATCTATCCCTTCGGATTCTAATGCTGATTTAATGCTCATTAAAAATCTCCTTAAATTTCTTCCTATTAAAACCATTGTATTGGTTTCCCCAATACGGATATTGCTCTAAGCATTTTCTCATATAATCGCATGGATGTGCTTTTGCAAAGTCAACAATTTCTTTGGCAGGTGCCTGCTGTACTTGTGTTCTCCATTCTGGACAACCTTTTGTTTTTTCTTGATCCATTAATTTTCCTCCGTTTCAGAATGCCATGCATTTTTCGGAAATTATTCTGGTTTATTCGATTTAGGGCAACTAGTGTCCAAAATAGTTCATTACTTAATTTAAATTCAAGTTCAATACTTAACGGCTTTCCTATGCTACAAAGTGTGCCATCCTCATTTTTGTGAAGAATACCACCTTCGATAACAGCACCATCCGAAATTGAAATCTCTGGTATTGTTTCAATAACTTTTCCATTACATGTAAAGAAATGCTTTAATTCTTCCTTTTCACCCATATCAGCACATCCCTTTGTTTTTCCTTAAATTAGCGTATCGGTCAACCAATGTGTCAACAGTAACAGTTAACTCGTTGATTCTAATACAGTCATCCTGGTGTCGTTGTTCATACCATTCTATAGATGGATGACCAGTATCTACATTTTCAATTCCATCAATCGGAATCTTCCAGTTATCATTTTCAAGAAGCTTTTGGTTAAGTGTCTCCGATAAAGCTTTATAGTCCAGGATTATATGCTGTTTTTTCTCGCATTCATCAGCAAAACGAACAACTTCATTTTTCAACTGTTCTTCTGTCCAGTTTGCCATATCCTCAAATTTCATATTTACCACCTCTGTCTTCGAAAATTGTTTCTTCCAAGCATAAATTTTTCGGCTGAAAAATTATCCTCTACATCAATATGTGCTTCACGGTCTTGCACCTCATATCCGTTTGGAGTTAATTCAAGTTTTGCAGTATATTCAGCGCCACAATTAGTGCATTGCCATGTCACATTTAAAAAGAGTTCTTTTTCTCTAAAAGGTTTTGCGTAATCGGAATTTTCGCATTTCAATATTCCACCGCAAACAGGACAATTGCGTTTATCAAGTAAATCTAGCATTCAAATTCCCTCTTCTCCCTGTGCTTCATCTGACAGGCAATCATTTTAGCTATGTTTTCACGTTCCTGTTTTATGCCATGACCTTGTCGGAATAACTCACATTCAAGAATATTCCCGCAGTTTGAACATTCGTCTTTTATTTCTTTACCACATATCTCCATCTTCTTTTCTCTCCCAAAACTCACAATAACACTCTGGCTCTGTAAAGTCTGCGCAATATTTGCTATCACCATTGAAGCAAGCCCATGTGAAGTCATCATGTTTTCTACAATTCTTGCAACATTTTTCTTCCATAAACACCTCTTGTTAAAAAAAAATCCAGTGTGCCGACTTGAACGGCATAAACCTCCCAACGAGAAACACTGGAACTTTAAGGGGGAAAATGCAACTTCTGGCAATGGCAATTTGCCAGATAGAAACAACAGGAATCGAACCTGTGTCACATGATATTCAATATCATTGCTCTACCACTGAGCTATGTTTCTTTTTTCATCATAAAACGCTAAACTAGATGATTTTTTTAGAATCCCCGACTACCACTCCTCACGGGCATTGGTCTTATCTCTCTAAAAAGTTTTTGCACAAGATCGCTAGTGAGTTGCGTCTATATGCCTGCACGAATGCACACAAACGCATCCGCATTTATGTGCAAGAACTAACAATAGCTATGCTAAAGTAAGATATCCTATCTACACCTGGTAGATGGAATTGCAGGAGACGGATTCGAACCGCCGTTCTCAAGGATATGAGCCTTGCGAGATTCCACTTCTCTATCCTGCCGGAACCCGGAAAAACCGGGTTAGCAATAGGTTTATCGTGTTATGCTTTCCACTATCTACAAGTTTTAGTGCTGTAGATTCACTGGATATTTTTATGCGTCTTTGAACGGCATCTCTTGAAAACTCCTTTTATTAACGTGCGCTGCGTTAATGTTTTTAACTCCGAGATATACCAGCCGGGAAATCAGATCCATTTAGGCTACGCCGTATCGCACCTATAAATTTACCTAATCCACACGCTCAACTGGAAGTTTTTTCCACCCATATTACGGATGAATGGCATTTAGAAGAAATGGAAGCTCTGGGATTCGGACCCAGGACTTACGGCTTATGAGGCCGTTGCTCTTACCGCTGAACTAAGCTTCCTAAGATACCGAATTATTTGACCGCCATGACAAACAATCCGGCACTGTTGCAGTTCTTGACCGCCAGCTGCAACAAAGGTTTTCTGAAACGCTTTTGGATTTCAGAAAGTCTTCCGGGACATTTGAAGCCCCTTTAATCAGCCCCGTTGGGCTAGAAGGCCGAAGCGAAAGTTGTATGAAAAAGAAAAATATTTGCAATATGATAAATATTGCAAACTGGGCTAGCTGGATTCGAACCAGCGAATGCAGCAGTCAAAGTGCTGTGCCTTACCTCTTGGCGATAGCCCATCAACCCCGGCGCACCATTAAGACCGGGGAAGTCGTGATATATAAGTTTATGTAATTAATATAATAAGTAATTAGCACTTACACTACTCTGGATGCCTCGACTTATCACTTTCATAGGCTTTTCCGAGCCTACATGGATTAAGTCGAAGCGGCGCTTTTATGAATTTAACCCTTTCGATTAAATCAATCGGGATAATTCCAATTGGAATTGGTAAATACATTTGTCACCTCGTGCAAATTAAGAAAATATTCAGTGCAAAACATATTTCTAAACAAATACAGAATAAAATCTGTATTACGCTTGTCTTTCCTTCTTCGTCCAGTATTGCTAAAGTGCCGGCTAGAACCAGAACAAAAAATGCAAGATTTACAGCTGTTCCGATTACATTAAGTGCATTCATTGTCTTTTTCCTCCCCGATTAAGAAGTCCAGAATTTTTTCTGCAATCTCTTCCTCTGGCTCAAATGGCATTCCACAGTAATTGTAGGATTCTAAAGCCGATTTTAGGCTTGATTTGAAACCATTGTAAATTTCTCCATGCTGTAACAGTTCGTGCCTTAAAACACAAATTGCATCAGTAATTGATTGAGAAGTGACACTGATTTGTGCCAAGCACTCCATCTCAATGTCTGGAACAGCCATCATTTTAAATTCAACCACTGGTATTTCATCTACTGCGGTATGAAAATTTACTGATTTCACTCTTGGAACTTCATTTCCATCAATAAAGCATTTTGTACCAAGCCAATCATAAGGGTTGGGGTTTGTGATTTTCACTATCGGCATCTTTGTACCCCTTTCTTTTAGTTTCACAGTAGAGAAGAAGGTGTTTCGCAATCTCTTCCAACTGTAGAATGTCGTATTTTGGAATTTCCCATGTTTTATGCTCCAATAACGGAGACAGTGGAATTTTCTCAGTCGGTAGTTCGTTAGTTACTGTGGCATTGATAAGCATAGAGGCTACATCAATGGGAGATTCGGGAATACTATCCTTGTTATCACTTATTGGTGCGTATAGCATGGATAACTTTTTCCATTCTCCGTTTTCCTTTGAAAATACTTCTCCGTTTTGTACTTTAAGTAATCCAGTAGCACATCTTGGAATATACTCTTCTTTTTCACACGAACGAACATCATTCCCGATACTGTATAAAAAACAATTCATTATCCTTCTTCCACCTCCCCAAAATATTTCTTGTAAAGGTCAATGTCTTTCCTTCCCAATAATATCTTTATATTTTCTTTGTCTTCAACTTGCAAAGAGCCATAAGCAATATGTACCCACGTTGTTATTGTATTTTCTTCTTGGTTCTCTTCTCTATAGCCATTGATAACTGTAAATGCTGAAAACCAATTTCCCATCTGCACATATTCCACTCGAATGAACAACTATATTGTCTTTCCTTATGCGTTTGGTATCTGCATTCGGGAATTTCTTTTCGTATTCTTCTGGAACTGAAACGCCTTTTTTATTTTTTGAAAAAAATTTAAGCACGTCTTTTCCTCCCGAAATATTCATCAACTGCCTGTCTTACGATATCCGATACACTCCTGTCCGTCCGGTTCTTCTCTTCCAGGAGTCTTTTTTTCTGTTTTTCGGAAAATCGGATGCGGATGGATTCGGATTGTGGGTTTGGTTTCATAAGCACTTACCTCAACTTACAATTTCAATTGGATATCCTAAATATGCTTCCAACTCTGAAACAGTCAGTTTACGTGGTTTCTTTATTTCAACATCAACACGCTGTATGATGTTGTCTGTTGTCTTTGCGATTGCCTTTCCAGTATAACTTTCAAGCTCTTCGTTTGCATATACATTCAAATGTTCATATCCATATGCCCGGCACCATCTTGCAGCTGAATCAGTAATTTTTTTAAGTTCTTCCAGTTCATTACCGAATATCTCTGAGTATCTGATAGCATTGTTTAGATCACTCGTACATACAGGGACAAGAGCCACAACATGTTTATACGGACTCCCGATAAAACGAAAGTATCTATGTGATTCCATTGCTTTTTGGCCTTTTGGCAAGTTGAACCCTTGAGCTATTGCTTTTTTAAGCAACCGTTCTGATTCAACATTGTTTTCTGTAACAATGCACTTATTTGTAAAATCAATCATCTTTATCCCCCTCTAAAAGTTTATATAGCGTGCTTCTTGAAACTCCCATAATCTCGGCAAATTGTACTTTAGTTATTTCTCCCATTTGCCAACTTCGTTTGGTTTCTTTGAAAAGTTCCTTATCTATCTCTTTTTTTGCGCGGCCTTTATATTTGCCTTGCGTTTTTGCTATTTCAATACCTTCTTTTTGACGCTGCCGAATATTTTCTCTTTCTCTTTGTGCTACATATGAGAGAAGCTGCAAAACTATGTCTGCGATCAGTGTTCCTGTCAAATCTTTGTTTTGCGTAGTATTAAGCAACGGCATATCCTGTACAATGATATCTGCTTCAATCTCTTTTGTGATTTTTCGCCATTCAGCAATAATCTCTTCGTAGTTTCTTCCAAGTCTGTCAATCGAATGGATTATCAGAATGTCACCTTTATGAAGAGAAGCAATCATTTTCTGATACTCTGGACGATTAAAATCTTTCCCGGATTTTTTGTCCATATAAATTTTTTCAACACCATCAGTTTTCATTGCTTCAATCTGTCTCGCTTCATTCTGCTCTATTGTTGATACCCTCACGTAACCTATTTTCATACATAATCCCTCCCGTTTATTTATAAGTCAATTATACACGTACTCGAGTATTATTTCAAGTGTTTTATACTCATTTATGAATATTTTTATTGACTATTTAAACGGTTTTGATTATGATTACATTAATAGGAGGTGATTATATGGTTTCGGATAAAATAAAACAAATTATGAAAATGAAGAAGGTCACCAACGTTCAATTAGCTAACCATCTGGGTATGCTTCCACAATCTCTTGCAAACAAATTTTCGAGAGGAAGTATATCTGCCGATGAGTTAATTCAGATTCTTGACTTCCTGGAATGTCAACTTATAATCGAACCTAAACCAGATGTCTTAATCAAATTAACAACTGACGATATCAAAAGGGAGCCGTAATGGTTCTCTTTTTTTACTTTCTAATCAATCCTTGCCCTTGAAGTAACAGTCTAAATGTCTCTTTTCCTTTTACGGTTATGTATGTCTGGACGTTTGAATAGCCAAACGGTGTTGAAAAATCTTTCATCTGGAAAAGTCCAGCTTTCCTATACGATTCATAAGGCTTGATAATATTATGCCGATCACGGTAAATATAACCATTTTCCGTAAGCCACTTAGTAAACGCTTTAGGTGGGATGTGAAATTCCTTTGCTGCATCTCGAAAAGTTGTAAGAAGTCTATTATCTATCAGACTGTCGAAATAATCAGCCTTTGGTTTCTGTTCCCTTACTTTGGCTTCAAGTTGTTGCTTTTCTTGCTGTTCCTCAATCCACCGTTTAGCACGTTCTATCGGGTCTTCAATTTGGTAGGAATCCTGTTTCTGAACCATCTCGTATTTTCCAGTTCTTCTGATAGAAGGAAGGACTTCCGCAGTAACCCAATGTTTAAACCTTTTCGCAGATTCAAGTTTGCTTGACAGAATAAGTGAGAATAAACCACTCTCATTTATTACAATCGTTTCTTGCACTCCACTATTTGATGGGAGGCTACATTTTAGGGCGTCCTCCTTGTCTACGTGGCTTGCAATAGCATTTCTCTCTTTTACATATCCTAAAGCCTTGGCTACATCAATTCCAACGAACCAAGGATTTCCATCTATCGTTACTGTCCTTACATTTCCAAATTCTGGATTGCTAAAAATCATCATATCATTCATTCGTTGTACCCGCCTTTCTTGGTATTGCCTTATTTTTAGTATGGCAGAGAAACAGTTAAGGCTTACTGCTTGTCGTGTTCGAATCACTATCACTGCCATATAAGGAGAGCTTTTTTGTTTTTTCGGAAACTCGGGGAACTGACTACGCCAGCCAGAGGTCTATATATAACCCCCTCCCGGTCATCCAGTGCGGACGCTGGCAAGTCAGCCCGACGCCCCATGGGAACCGCTGCCCTTGCCTGGTCGCTGTTTGTCGTAGGCCTTCGGCAGTAATCAAGGGAATGCTATGCAAAATCTATTGTAATATTGCACAAAAAACAGTGTTTTATAAAATGTCTTTTTAGGGTGTACCCTATTTGCACATTGCGTATTACTAGATATAGAATCCGTTTCTTCGCAATCACAACATATAGTGTTTTTACTGTTATAGCTCCGGTTTTTCCATCTCTGGAAGCTCCAGCGCCGCTTTGTGCTTCTCCGCGATCTGCTGGGCTGTCTGCTGTGGTACTCCGTATTGCTGCGCGGCTTGTACTGGTGCAGTTTCTGCCATTCCATAGGCGGCTTTTGCAACAAATATCAAATTCGCATTTGTTCCGGTCTGATTATGTAATCTATTGATTGCGCAGTTTTTACAAATATCAAACCATTTTTTAGCCGTGTCACCATGTGATGAGTTTGTTCTATACACTCCATTCATCCAATCAGTAAACGTTGTACGATTAATCCCAACTAAAAAGCTAAATACTTCTAATGTTGGCAATACATGATATTTACTGCATAATCTCACATAAGTATTAAACATTTTATCTAATAGCTCTATATCATCATTACTTGGCTTTTGTATATGATCTGCAATATAAAAAATCATATCTACAAAGCTATCTGATACTTCTTTCTTATAGTTTTCGTTATCTGGTGATATACATAATACAGTATTTATATATTCATCAGCATATATATTAATATTATCTAAATAGATATCTACGTCTTGTACATTTACTGTATTATCTTTCATGTTATCACCTCACTTTAACACGTTAATTTACAAATAAAAAAGAGAATGTCACCAGGTAAAGCTTATTCCCGGAAGGCTTCCGGGTGTTCGGGTACATTCTCTAAAACTCAAATTAAAAAAATATTCTGTTTTCTTTGTTGCTGATACCTTAGCACAGTTTTTAATATCTTGTCAAATTTAATTTTGCATAAAATAAAACACATTATTTTGTCAATAATTAATAAATAATAATTAGGGTATTATATTATAATCTTTATTTATATTTATATCTTATATATTATTATACGGTACTGTATAGCATATCTTTTAATAAACTCCAGCTTTAGGAATCTAGGAAGGGCAGAGAATAATTATATAATTATATATAATATAAGGGCGGCTACATTTTCGCAGATTTGCATAATAAAAGCCAGACCTTCCAGGAGTTTCTATCCGGCGTGATCTGGCTTGTTATGCGTGTTATTTAATTAACGATTCTGTGTACTTTCAGCCTCTGCCCTTCCTGAGTTCCGTCAGCTCTCGTTATCTGATAGCCTAAAGAAGTTTTAGAAAAATGTCAAGCAGTATTTTAAAAAATATTTTTCTTGACAACCTGGGCGAAGCTGTGTTATTTAAATATTAACAGGCTCGGCGGCGGTCTGTACTCTGTCCATAGCCGCCATAAATAAGTATTTTAAAAGCCCCGGGATTAATTTCCTAGGGCTTTATTTTTATTCTTCCTCTTCTTCCTCTAACCATATTTGACACTGCTTGCCGTCCTCTTCGTAGCTGATAGCTTCACCAGCTTCCAGTCGTTCCCGCCAGTCCTCCGGGTAATTCTCCGGTCTGTAAATACAGTTTCCCGGAAGGAATTGATTTCCGCGCATTTCATTTATTTTCATATTTTCCCTCCTGTCCGCCCTCCTGGGGCTGTGTGGTTGTTTTTCTTTAACTGTCTTTATTATATCACTATATTTTGTGATTTGTCAATGTATTTATCACTCTTTTTTGTGAATTATATTTATATAATCTGATCTATCTTTTTCTGTTTCTACATATTTCAAAATGTCTCTTGGCTGCATCTCCAGAACTGCGCAAAGCCGATTAAGGTTATTAAGAGATATATTAGTATCTCTATCCCTAAATTTTTTCATTGTAGCCTGTCCAAAAATCCCGGTATTTTTTGCAACTGTTGTATTTATACCAATATTTGAAAGTTCTTTTATTACGTCGATTTTATACTCTAGCATTTTTCTTTCCTCCTGTTTTATTTCTATATATAATGTAACTTTTTGCGATCTAAATGTCAAGAAAAATTTTCACTTATTTTTGTGATTCATGTATTGACTTTCCCTAAAATTAGTGATATTATATAACCATCAACAAAGGAACACGAGAGACAAACAACCGGAACCGCCCGAACCACTCAACACAATGAGGACATAAGAAACGGATCACGATTAATTGAAAAATTCTAGTTCCTGGACAAAATAAAAAAGCCCGGTGATCTTCCAAACCAAGCCGGGCGCCAAACAAAAAAAAAGAAAGGCAACCCCATTATAACAGGGGCGATGGTAAAAAACAATGAAAAAAATCGAAACATTAGTAATCAGAGGTCGTAGATGGTTTCAGAAATTATACGGAAACACTTATCACACAGTAACGGTTGTTGTAAATGGCCATGTTTTAAAAAGTAATATTCAATACGGTTATGGCACTCAGTACCTTGTTACTGCCGCCGATCTTCTCCGTGAAAATGGATATGATATTCCAGAAAATAACCTGGAAGCATTGAGAACTTTAAAAGAACTTTCCGAAAATGATTATGAGGTCGTTGACGTTCCGAGAAAAAAAGATTTATAGGAGGTATAACCGTGAATAACAAGTATTTAAATTTCCTTAACTGGGCAGTATTTACAATGATAGATAGAAAAACACAGGACGATCACAAGAGCAAGATTCAAGTTTGCGGATTATTCCGCAGCCCGGTTTTAGCTGAGGAAAGTTTTTTACCTAATTTGCCAAACCCGGAAGTTAAACGGTATCTGCTCCATGTGGACGATCTGGAGCGGTTCGAAGAGTTTTATAATTTCATCCAGGATCTTAACGAGAAATACGGTGATTACGCAATATTTCATGTTAAAGATGGAAATTTCACAGTTGACGAAGAAAACAAATTCCGCTATATGCTTCATATTTGGACAGATACAAAAATTAGAGGGGTTGACATGTTTTGAAAATTAACGCATTTACTTTAGTGTCCGATTTACCAGAGCACATTAAACAGAAGATTTTACAGGAAGCACGGCAGACTTTTGAGGGTTTGTCTTATCCTGTGGATATCCAAGAGGAGATTGAGACAGTGAAAAATTCTAAAATGTGTGATATTGAATGCACGGTTGATGTGCAGAAGTATTATACAGAACGTGTCAAATAGAAAGGAGAGCGAAGGCATGGGAAATAACTATATTATTCATTTGCAAACCGGAAATAGAATAATTACAGAAGAAGAAGCGATAGCTAACGCAGAAGAGCAGAAAGCTAAAGGAATAAAACCGCATTATGTGCTTTTTGACGGTGATAAAAAGGAAAAGCTTTCAAATCCCGGCTGGCTGATCTGGTCAACTTGGGAAGATGGTGCAGGCGTTGTGGTTCCTCGCGATGACGGAAAGCTTGTTTTACTTACTGGCTGGCAGTCTAATTTAGCATACTGTTAGGCGTGATGATCTTCTGCCCGGTTCGATTCCGGGGCGCGTCTTTTTATCAAAATTATGGAGGTTAAAAGAATGAAAAACTATAATGTATATTATTCTGGAGGATCAAAAATAACAATAGTAAAAGCAAGTTGTGTTATAAAAGCTTGCAAAGCCTTTATGGAACAATTTAATAAGCCTTACAAAATAGAAAAATATGGTTATGATTATGTAGCTATCAGATTTTGTGATAATTACTCTATATGCAGTGATTATGTAGTGATTTCAGAATGATTTTATTATTTCCTGGCTCCCAGGGTGAAGGGAAGAAAGAAAAAAATATGGACTTAATGCAAATAATAAGTTATATACGTGAAAAACATTTGGAAGCTGAGTTTAATAAATTTAGAAATTATCGGTGCATTTCTAGTGTAGAACCTATAGAAACAACATTAATTCTATTTTATAAAAATCAAAAAGCATCATCGAAATAGATTTCCACCGCTTACCAGCTACCAGGCTGGCGGCACGTTCACGGCGTGCAAGCGGTTTTTTTGGCATTCTGTCAGTAGTACCTTGGCAATTTAATAGCACAAGTCAGCAAATAAGCAAGCTATTTAAGCCGCAAATGGCTTTTAATGCTGTTAATGGGGATTTATGCCACTATTGCATTATAAGCCGTTTATGAGCCTTTAAATGCGTTACATGGTTTATTGACTGTCTGCGGCTATGGGTGTATAATAGCCTTGTGTAGCTATGTGCGGCTATGCCTTATTTGCGTACCTTTCCAACAGGCGCATTATGTCCTCTTATGTGCGTAGCTTGTACAGGCTTCCCGGTGATCTGTCGCAGCTGTCCGGGTTATATATCAATTAGGGATATACAACTATATTGTGATATGCTCGTATAACGCCGTATTTGCCATTTTAAGGTGTTTTATAATCGTAGTCAATAAAATATAGGTTAAATACGTTACAAGCCATTTAAGACTTATTTTGCAAGAGTATTATTGTATTTTAACTCCGTGTTACATGTTGCTTGTTGCTATTTCCTACTATCTGTTGTCTGTTGGTTCTGATCTTCCAGTGCTACAACTGGAGGTCGGTTTTGTTGACGTTCAATCGTTCCCGGTTTCATCATTTTGGCGTGGTATCGGCTCCAGGCGCTGTCACTGGTTGATTTGTGGTAATAAATAACCGCAGCTGTTCAAGACTTCAATAGTTGCAACTAACTTGTGGATAATTCCTAAATTCCAACATCATTCTGGCAGCCAAAAATCAAGGAAATCCAGAAAAAAAAGTGGCAACCGGAAAAATTCTCGCATTTTCTAGCTGCCACTTAAATTTTAATTTTGCACAAATATTTCTATAGCGTAAAGTTTTAAATGATTCAAAATTCACAATTTATTTAATCCTTCTTTCTTCCGTGTTCCATATCTTCTGTGGGATGATTTCTCTAATCGTTCAGTCCGCTTCATTTGGGACTTGGAAAGTTTCTTCTTTCTCTGGTAATTATCAGTCGTTGTTCCCATTCACGCCCTCCTTATTAATCTTCTGATTCCTGGTTTCAAAGTTTATAATTTCTGTGTCTGTTTCCAGTTCTTCCGGGATTCTTCCAATAATGATAACTCGAAGCGGCTTCAATCTCCGTTCCATCTCCTTGAAACCAACGCAAAATTCCAACCGTGCTGCCCTACTCTTTACTCTTCCATTGGTACAACAGGCAACTGTGCTTCCCTCCGGCAGTCCATCAAAGCACCAGTCCCAACAGTATTCCGGTAATATGCTTACGTTCGGAATTACAGGAATATCGTTCAAGATCATGTAGTGAGCCAATGCATGATTGCGGTATTTATTCCACAGGCACATAGCTAACGGCATTCCATTCTTGCCAACCGATATGCTGAAATCTGGCATAATGACTGCGTGAAAACATTTTAAATGCTCCATATACTTGTCTGGCTGATTCCACAATCTTTGAAACTGTACATCGTCCACATAGAAATTTACATCCAGTTCCCGGTGGTTCTTAATCTTCCGGCTAAAGCTCTCCGCAAAGTCTACAGTATCTTTTCCAGGATGGATAAAAGTCTTTGGGATTTTCGGGATTTCGTACTTACCATCAAGGTCTGCATCCGTGATTAAAAATTCTTTCATTACGTCATAAGCTGTATGTATCATTGATTCCACTCCCATTTTTTTCTCTTATAGTGCTAAAAGGTACTTATATTTGAAAAATACCATATCTTGTGTCTTAATGCAAGTTTTCCTACTAAATATCTTGTGTTGTTCTGAATGTAGAGTAAAAATCATATCGTCAGAACGGCGCAAGGGAAACCCCCATTTTTCAAGGCTTCCAGACCTTAATTGAAATGTCAGTGTTGCACATGTAACCGCCAACGGTTCAACGGTAATTTTCTCAAAAAGTTCATTGACAATCTGCCTGTTAATGTCCTGTGGAGTAACGCCTTTAAACTTTTCTAACTGTTCTTTAATAGCACTTAATTGTATTTCTACTGGCTCTGGACTTTTTGTATTTTGGATTTCTAGAATATGGCTCTCAATCTGTTTTATCTGCTTCACGTATTCTTTATTTCTTGAAATAAACTCATCATCAGATATTTTTCCATCCAGATTATATTCCAGTATTTTTTCACGTTTTTGTTTTAACAGATCAATCTGTTTTTCAAGTCGTGAGATTTCGTTTTTATTGTCTGGAATGTTTTTGATCGAGGACTGCAAAATTTCAAAATATTCTTCCAAAATGCTGTCAATATTTTCAGAAGATTTATTTATTAATTCTGCAATTATTTCTTTCAGTTCTGATTCTGCCAGTCCGAATGAATCGCATGAAGCTGCTCCGTTTTTTATCTTATAACTGCATACCCATCGAACATCTTCTTTTCCTCGAATATAATGCTGCTTCATCCAGTATGGCGCTCCGTCATTTGCGCAGAAAAGTTTTCCAGTGAAAATATTTTCGTTTTTAAAAGAGGTTCTTCTTGATTTTATGGCTTCTCCACGTTCTCTTAAATATGCGTTTGCCTTTTCCCAGGTAGTTTCATCAATGATCTGCGGTACTCTGGAACCATCATCCTTAAACATTATCCATTCTGACTGCGGAAGAAATTCTTGTTTCTTTGTGAACATATCGACAACCTTTACTTTTCCTCCGCAATAGTATCCTTTGTATTTTGGATTCCGAATAATATTTTTTATGACATCTCTACTGATCTTACCGCCTTTGAAACTTCTATATCCCATATTCCAGAGTTTTTTTTCAATTCTTGGTGTAGACATTCCAGAAGCATAGTCTCGAAAGACCATTCGAACCATGTCTGCTTCTTCTGGAATCAGTTCGAGCTTCCCTTGATTGTTTGAGTATCCATACATTCTGTGTCCGAGAACAACACCGTTTTTGATCGACTGTGCGTGTCCAAACTTTACTCTTGAAGAAAGTTTTCGGATTTCGTCCTGTGCTACCCCGGCCATAATAGTAAGTCGAAACTCACTATCATCATCAATAGTGTTAATTCCATCGTTTTGGAACCAAACGCATACGCCGTAAGACAATAATTCTCTGGTATATTGGATGCTATCAAGAGTGTTTCTCGCAAATCTTGAAATTTCTTTCGTAATAATCATGTCAATTTTTCCGAGCTTTGCATCTCTGAGCATTCTTTGAAATTCTTCTCTTTTATCCGCATGTATTCCAGAAATACCATCATCAATGTAAGAACCAGCAAACTTCCATCTGTTGTTAGAATGTATCAGATCTTCAAAATGTTCCTCCTGGTGCTTAATGGATGCTTGCTGTTCAACTTTTTCAGTAGAAACCCTGGCATAATAAGCAACATTTAGTTCAATGTCGTAAATAGAGCAATTTCTTAATTTTTCTCTGACATAATAAATATTCATAGTGCATTTCTCCCTTAATAAACAGGGAGTGGAATCATATAAAGTATAACACCTCATATAAATCCACTCAATACATTGTCGTTACTTTCTAATGCTGATTTCAGCTTTAATTTTATCTCTTGTTTTCTCATCTATCAGACCAAGTGAGAACATTCTTTCGTTTATGGCATACAATATAGCTTTTTCCATTAATTGTCCCTCCATATAATTATCTCATTTTAAACGCTGTTTTTCTTTATCTTTTGTATGCCCTATAATTTCTACCATTATTCTCTTTTGAACGATTCTGCGCTATTTTAAATACACAATTATCACGTTTTACAACAAATCAAAGATATTGACCTGCCCATCAATCTGAGATTCTTCCAGATTGTAAAATTTGCAAGCTATATAATCTGGATTCCAATCAATTTCCAGTTCGTATTGAAGGCACTGCGGATTCTTACCATTACGGAAGAATCCGCATTCCGAACAGGTATGCTGATAAGCTGTACCGCCAGACCGCTTATACATTTCGCTTATCTTTCTCATAGAATCACTCGCTTTACTCTTGACTTTCCTCTCGCTTTCTTCTTGAAGATACCATTTTTAACACAATCCCTCGGATCACATCCTCTGCTATGTTCTTCAATTAAGATATAATCACAGGTTGCATTTGTGCTCCATGCATTTTCGCTCTTGCTGTAATAGTCGCATTTTGAGCATTGTCTCCGCTTTAAGCCTATAATTTCAGTGCTTTTTAATTCTCTCCATGGTTTTCTATCTGGCAATTTTCCGCACCTCCCAATCTGGCAGTATCTATAATTTTTAAAAGGTCTGGACTTAGTTTTCTTCGTTCTTGTTCTCTTTGTACTTCTGCCCGGTAAGTCCTTTGGAAATTAGACTGAACTACACTCCACCATGTGCCATCTATATTCCCTGATTTCGCCCATTCTTCTAACTGCCCCGGACTTGATACTGCTTTCTGAACTATTTCTGGAAGTTTAGAAAATTCTTCTTCCGCATGGTATATAGAGTTCCAAATTGCCCTTGATACCAGATTCCAAGCTTCTGTTTCGTTCAGTTCGTCAGACTGTGGCGCAAGGCTCTGCGCGCATTGCCGTAATGCAGCTATTGTAGGTTCTTTCCATTCAGTTTGCATATATTTCTTCAACCCAAAACTTAAAAGCTTGTAATCTAGGTCTTTCAAAAGTCCGTACCAAGTATCAAAAGCATATTGATCTGGCAGAAATGATGGAGAAGTGTACACAGCTTTCATTGCCTTTACCAGTACCGCCCATTCTTCTCTTGTCATACCCAATTATCCACCTCGCTTACCCTGTTTTGGATTTTCTCCATGTAGCTGCATGGTCTATTCGTAGACTTGTCTGCGTATTGCCCTTCAAATACTTTTGCGAAATTTCCAGGCTTTAAGAACCAGTCAAACGTAACCATCCAGCCATTTTTATTTTGCCCTTGTAAGAAGCTGCTATGGCGAATGTTTTCAATGGCTTCTAAGATATCGTCCATATGGTTCTGACGGATTCTAGCTTTTACTGCCTGTTCTCGTTTTGGTGTCATTCTTTTTACAGGAGTGATACCAAATTCTTCCAGAGTATTCCATTCATCAATGATTCGTTGGACGTCAGTCTGACGAATAGTATCTTTAGATACTATTAAATCATTCTCTTCTTCTATTTCTTTTTCTTTATTATCTAATTCTTTATTATCTAGTTCTTTATTATATACTTCTGCCGAGCTAACGTTAGTTTTACTGTTAACTTTACCGTAAAGTTTACTGTTAGTTTTACACTCTATTTTGTCTTTCTGCTTTTTTCGATATTCTTGCATATAGTTTCGCATATATTGGCTTTTTTGCTCAATTTTATCAAGATTTTGATATTTTCCCCAGTTCGGAATTGTGTAAACTCCGGAAACAATTTCGATCATTCCGTAGTTCTCAAATGTTTTTAACGCTAATCGAACCGTGTTAATATCTCTCCTGAATACTGTCGCTAACATTTCATCAGTATATGCAATCTTATCGTTTAGGATAAAAACACCGCTGTTGTTATTTTTTCCGGCTAAGCACAACAATTTAAACCAGATTACGATAATGCTGTCCGCACTTGGCAAATTTTCAATTAGCATTATTTTTTCATCATCAAAAATGTCTGAACATATTTTTATCCATTTTACAGCGCTTGCCAATTTTGAAATTCCTTTCTCCAATCTCTGGATTTTTAAAAAGTGTTTATTTTAATTCAACTTCAATTCCATTGATTTTCAGTTCTCCATTTACCGGAACCACAAGAGATGGAACGCCGTTTATTTCTTTCAATTCAATCAGAGCAATTTTATCCGGCTGGATGCAGATTGTTGCATCTGGTGTTACAATTTTTGCAGTTTTTGAATTGTGGATATTGTCAAGTGCAGCAGGCTCATTACTGAAATACGTTTCCCAGTTTTCCTTGAAATCTGATAACTTCTCGCCTGGAACTCCGCAATATTCAAAAATCTGTTCCATTTCATCACATGATACAGTTATCATCTCCGGGCTGTCTTTCTTCTGTTCTCTTACTTCCTGCAAAGATTCAATTAGGCTTTCAGTGAAATTGAATGTTGTGTTTCCTTCGAAATTGTCCATGATAAAATCTGAAAAGACATTGATCTCATTTCCCGGTATACGTGGAATTGGTGTGCCAAGAACGTTTTCGATGAAGTCTGGATGAATATTCTTTATGTTTTTGTTGAAATACAAAGTTCCATGAATATCAGTACTTCTGTCATTGAATACAGGGAATAAGAATCCTGTTTCTGGTCTTGAGACTACCCAATCACGAATTCTGCCTTTGATGTTATTTTCAGCCACATCATAGCTAAGCCCAGCCTTTGAAAGATTTACTGGACAAATGCTGCACAGAATGTGTTCATAAATTTCTTCTGATGCATCGTGCATTTCGGTTCCATCAGAAGCTTTTCCTGGAATATCATATACTGCATGAATGAGAACTATGTAGTAATTTTCTGGATAATCGTAATTTTCAATCACTTTGTCGTAAAACTCATCCAAAAGATCATCATCTTTAAGCTTACTTGCTCTGATCCGCATAAGAAATTCCTGTGTTCCACCCTCTTTTTCCTGTGCTAATGGGAATTCAAGATTCATAAGGCTTTTTCCAAGTCTGCCAGACATGGTTTTCTTGAAAATGTCAAAATACTTAAACATTTCTTCCTCTGGAAGGGAAAGGAAAGCTTCTTTAATTTTGGTTTTCTTATTTTTTTCTGCATCCACATAACAACCACAAATGCGTGTGATTGCACAATTGGCTGGTGTAAACTGCTTCTTGATCTCTGTGATTTCTTTCTTATTCATGATTAATCCTCCCTATTTCTATTTTTATTTTTGATTTTTTCATAATAAAAAGTCACATCATCTGTAACAATTCTAACAATTCCAAACCTTTCTCCTACTTGAAACGGAATGCTATCCCTCATAAGTCTTTTTGGAATCCCAGAAAGATATTTTCTAAATTCTTCTGGTTTTAAAGCTGATTTGTAATGATTGTAAGAGCGACACGCAGGAAGCATATTGGAAATATCGTCCTCTCCGCCACAACGTATAGGATTTACGTGGTCTACTTGCATATCTTTATATTCCAATGCGCAACCACAGTAAGCGCAATACCCTTTGCATTTTTCATATACTTTCATGCGCTCTTCTTTTGATAATTTTCGCCTTTTTGGAATTTTCATATTTTCGCCTCCAGATTGTTATTTTTGATAGTATGAACAGACTATAAATAGAATCCAAAATGCACATAAGCACAATGCGTTTTCAATGTAATAAATTCTAATAGACACAGTAACAGCGGCTAAAATCCATACAATTGTTTTGACGATGCAGCTATAATAATTCTTTTTGACTAATTCTTTTTACCTCTCTCGCCTGTTTCTTCTCAATCCACTTATTGATTTTTTCATCGGAAATCATGTACATTTGCTTTAACATTTCGATGCAGATCAACACATCTGCAATTTCTTCTATCATGTTATCACGGTTGATTTTTCCGCGCTTTGCCTTACTGATTGCTTGGATAAGTTCTACGCATTCTTCCATACAGACCGTGCTTTGATTGTTTTTTCCGTAGTGCTGAATACTTTCTGTGATAATGCCTTTATCAATCTTTATCCCTGTGATTAATCCGGCAAGAGTCTTTGCCCCGGAATCACACGCCCATGCTTCTTTGAGATATTTCTCCTGCCATTCATCTTTGATTTCTGATTTTCCCAAGAAACATAAATGCTGATCTCTCATATCGGATAATATGTCTTTTGCTTCTTCTGGTTTCATATTAATTTCCTCTTCATCATCAATCTCAACAATTTTTAAGTCTGCGAAATCACAACCCATTGCGAATCCGTCAATCATTTTCTTCTTAACTCCAAATACCTCTATCATGTAAGAATTATTTTCCATGATTTTTATTACATCTGACTTTTTAACATATTCAGCCATTCTTCATCTCCTCCAACTTCTTCTCTATCGGATTAATAATCTCTTCCAATGCCTGTTGCTCATAATTTTCTTTCCAGATTTTTTCTCTTTTCCAAAATTGGATTTTCATAATCTCATTTATTAAATTAATACACGCTATTGCTTCTAACATTCCCCAACATCCATCACAGGCTCTTTCATTGCACCAGTTTATAAATTCTTTAAATTTCATTTTTGAGTTCCTCCAACTTATTTTCAGCTTCTTCACGGGTGAGGAATACCACAACATTCAATTCTCCAAGCCATTCATCCTCGTTCGCCCATAAAAACCATCTGCCGTCTTTTCCGTATTCAATTCCGCTTACCACGTTTTTTCGAATACCCATGCCATATATATCCCATACAGTTGTGCCAATAGGACACGGAAATCTCACAAGCAAGCCCTGTTCTTCTAAGTCTTTGTATTTCTTCAACTCTTTCTGCATTATCGCTAATTTAGCAAGTTCCAATCCAGTAAATGCACCGTTTTCTTTGAGTTCCTTTAATTCTTTTAAAGTGCCAATATCTTTGTAAGACTTTAATTCTTCAAGCCACTCTGCGATTTGTTCATACTCCTTTACATATTGATTTCGTATATCTGCATTTAACTCATTTGCATCTTCTGAACCCATATCTGCATTCTCGATACTCCATTTATAACGATTTGCAACTATCTTTAACTGTTTAATACCATCATCAATTAGAAATCTCTCCATCTACTTCACCTCTTCCATCTGACTTTCTACAGTATCTGCAAGTAACTTCAAGGACTTAATAAACGAGTCCGTCAATGCTGTTTTGTATGGGTTTTTAGTGAATGTTCTGACAAGGCTTACTGCATCCTTGATTTTTTCTTCATCTTCGACGATTTCAGATGCTTCACACAATGTTTTTTCATTGTCTCTGTAAGTAACAACCTTGCTACTATAAAAATTCAATAAGTTTGGAAACGGAATTTCGATAGGGTTTAAATGGTCTTCTCTCGCCCATGTGAATCCCTGAAGCTTTGCCATTTTTATAACACTCAAATATTCTCCCTGTGTCTTTACGAACACGCTCTTCCCTGTTAAATCAATCATCAAAATTTCCTCCTGTAATCTCATCAATACACTGGTTCCATCCTTCTGCAAAGCCAGCATCAGACGTATTAGCTGGATAATCTCCATTGTCTTTTTCTGGCAAATCCATAAGCGGACACCAGTCTGGTCTTGATTTACTTTCACAATCATAATGTTCTTCTGTCATCAGAATTACATCGCAATCTAAACAGTCAGCTAATTCACACAAACCCTCATATTCAAGAGCGCTACAGTATGCAGTTCCGAACGGGCAAACATAGCAATTCTCTGGTGTTTCCATCACTAATACTGATTTACTCATGATTCCTCCTATAATAATTCTGGGTTGTCAAACCGGTTTCCGATAACCTCAACTCGATTTCCATTCTGAACGTATTTCCACAAATCATCATTTATAGATCTACTTCCATTTCTTCCCATACCAATAGCAAAAGTCGATCTAAAACCTTGATAGAATACTTTCCCAAATCTTTTTTTCGTATCCTTATTCGGAAACGGGCAATCATCGTTGTCTCTTTGGTATGAAATAATATCACCCTCCCAAATTTTCTTTCCGTTCTTGTCGCAAAATCCTGCGAACCGGCAGAGTGTTTCTGGATCAATAGGTGGTGCGTATAAAACACCTGATTCAACTGGTTGAATTCGATATTCAAATAAGTTTGACCGTGAATGGTCTATTACCAAACACCCCTCAACCCATTCGCCATTATCAATCCGCTTTCCTTTGCAAAGAATTTCTCTCATTCAATTCCACCACCTTTCACGATTTCATCAATTGTTGAATCTCCTTCTATGCAATATTTTTCAAATAAATAATTCTCTAATTGCTCCACAACCTTGTCCACATCAAAAGCTGTCGGTTGATTGTCCACAATATGTATATATCTGTCTATAATCTTCTGTATTGGTTCTCCTAAGATATTTTGAAGCAGTATGTCTTTTTTTAGTTTATCTGCGTCAATTAACCGCATTTCTTAGTCCTCCTTATATGGTTCTAGAAGCGGCTGCCATGCCGTAATATCAATCCAATCATAATTGCTATCAAGATAATATCCGTCACAATCAATAAAGCTTGTATCCTGCCATGTTGTTTCTCCATTAGTAACCAATATTTCTTGTCCATCATCTGGCATTTTGCAGTCAAGCATATACTGTATATTTTTTGAAATGGATTCTTCTGCACGTTCTTTTTCTGATATCTGATGATATTTTACCGGAATCCAACCATTTTCTTTCTCGTCCTGTTCCAGATCGCTCAGAAGAGTATTCACGATATCCAGCGCACTCCCTGGAAGTCCATGCTTATACTGTGATTTCTTTTCTATCTCATCTTTGTATTGTTCTAATCTGAACCGTACTCTTCTCATTCTTCCACCTCCTCATAAGTTTCTCTGAATATATCTGGCTTACACGGATAAAATTCACCGTGAACACCGCGGATGATGTAATCACCAATGTTCGCAAGATGTTCGCCCTCAAGTGTCTTAATGACCAGACCGCCTGGAACCTTCCAATGGTCAATATAGAAATTCTTACCTTCTGCCGACACGTACTGGTCTGTACACTGATAGTCCGTCATAAAATCGAACATTTCTCGCTTATTTTTACCAGTCCACTGAAGTGCATCAATTACAACTGGCTTCTTTCTGTACTTCATGCTTCCACCTCGCTATCCTCTGGCATCTGGAACGTCATTCCTTTTTTAAGCATTTCTCCAATTTCTCCTGCATGCGCTTTGTTTTCTTCCGTTTTTGGCTTCATACTTAATATCCTACATACTTCTGGAATTACATATTTTGTGTATTCTGAATCTCCATATGCTTCCCAAATCATATTCAGTACTTTCATGGCTTTTTCTTTGGTGGAATATTTTCCTAAAACAAAATATCCTCCACTTCTCTGTGCATCCTGCAAACTCCAACATATAACATTCAATGAATCTGGGAGCTTTAGATTTATTACAATGTTTTCAAACTTTACCAGTGCTGTTTTATCCTGACTTCTAATTAGCATTCCGTGTCCTCCTGTTTCTTAAAATCCATCTTCAAATCATAAACAAACTGGCAAAGTTTCTCTGCGATTTCATCTGCATTTTCTACATTCGCAAGTTGTCTGACATACTGCTTACCACATATAACGCAAGTCAACTTTCTGATTGTTTCCCAGACTTGCCACGAGATAATAGATGAATCAAAAGCATCCATCATCAGAGAACTTCTTCTGTTCCCATTCTCATCTCTAAACCACTTTTCTCTCGGTACTTTTAATGTGGTTGCAACATCTTTTCTGGTAAGGCAACCTTTGTATTTTTCGTCAATACGTTTTTCCAGCTCGTCCAGAAGTTCCTTCTTTTCCTGCTCTGTCATTGCGTCCTCACTTTCCATACCTTTTTAAAATCTCAGCAACTGCATTAATATGTTCCGACAGTGCGTCTAAATCTTCATCTTTAATTACTCTCAGCCCACGTTTCGACTTAAAATCTTCAATGGCATATACACCATCTCTGATTTTCCTAAATTTCTTTGCCATTTCGCTTTCTTTTATGGCTTCAGAATCATATTTGTAAAATGTCTCATGTTTATCGTGTTCTCCAATGTCGGTTTCAATTTTGGTTCGTTTAGGAGTCATGCGAATGATCTTTACCGGATACACCATGACGTGTCTAAATAATTCTCCCCATCCGCACCTCACTTCTCTTGCAACTCCAACCACATCTCCGACTTTTAAATCATCTTTATTTATCGGGCTTAATTTTCCTATTTCCATCCTCTTGCCATCCTCACTTTCCCCATGTAAGCAACTGACACGCTATTGTGCAGTTAGTACGTGATTTTAATACTCAATAAAATCAGATAATTCCATCTGACCAACTACATTGTTATCTTGCATCCACCATAGATAGACTTCTTCACCACAACTCCACTTCACATCTTTTCCACGCCGCTTGCGTTCCTCAATCATTCTGTCAAAAGCACGTATATAGGCTTGCTTGTACTTTGGAAAATCATACATTTCCTTTTCCCTCTGCTTCTTTGATGCAAGCGGACAACCTAGACAGCCTAACCTGTTATATCCGCATTGATACAGTTCACATACTTGAATGTCTTTCTCACCAATGAACTGCCAGATATTCTGATCTGTCCAATCAATAATTGGATTGACTACTGTTTTTGCTTTCATCTGGCAATTTTCAAATAATCTTCTAGTATTATCATTGTCAGTGATAAGCATTTTTTCATCAGAAACACCGATGCTTTTGCTTGCTGTCCGTCCTAATACTTCAAATGGGCTTCTGTTGCTTCGCTTTCTACTCTCAGCCCATCTAACACCTGTCGCAATCATTCTGTTTGGATTACCACCCTCTTTTAGTTCTGGGCAGCAATACCGAACAATTCTGGTAGGTGGCATCAGCTTTCTTGGAATAAGATTCCACATAGTAAGACGTTTGCCATTTTCCTGCACATGATAGTCGATTTCACATTTGATACCCTTGTCTGCCAATTCAGAAAACACAGTTTTGATATGCCTTACTGTTTGCGGTGCATCTACTGTGGTGTGAGAGTTGTGTACTTCAAAAGGAATTTCAGCCATTCTGAATAGTTGCAAAAGTACATCTGAATCCTTTCCACCGGAATACTCACATACAAGTGGCTTTCCATAATGTTTCAACGAGAGATCAGACGCAAGCCGGATTCTTTCAATTGCTTTTTGTTCTAAATCCATAATATTTACACTCCAAATCTTCTAACCAATTCTTTATTCAAATCTGGGATTCTTACATCTGTTTCAGATTCCAATTCCTCAATCATGCTCATAAAGCTTCTTTCGCCACGGTTCGCTTGTCCCACAAACTCATTTGCACAATTAATCACGTCCAAAAGTCTTTTAGTGGAAAAACCATGTAATTTCCGTAATGCCAGCATGATTGTTACCGTGTTAATCGTATTCGCCCAGTCGTCACCAGTGCTGAACCCATCGTTGTAAGCCTGATCTTGCATAAATTCAAGCTCTTTTCTCGAATTCTGCATGGCTCTGGCGAATGCCTGTGACATTTGGTTGTCGCATTCCAGCACCCTATTTTTCTTTGGCGCTTTCATCTTTAATTTGCTTCCCATGTTTCTTCCTTTCGTATCTGTATTCCGTCAAACGGTATGCTCTCGATATTCCCGGATGTTCTGTGGCAATCAGAGAATCCATCTCCAATTGCCGCATATGTCTCTGGACGGTACATTTTGTAAGGTCTGTTCCATCCATGATTTCTTCATAAGAAGGCATATATCCGTGTTTCTCAAAATACTTGACAAGAAATCTGTAAATATCGTTTCTGGCAGATTGCCCCTCATTATATTTCCTCTGGCGGTAATTCATACGCAAAACGGCTCTTCTGCCGCAGTATTACTTTTTTCTGCACGCATTTTATTTAATCTTTCCGCAGCTTTCTTTTTCGCTTCATCGGAATATTTTCTTGGTGGATTGATTTTAATGTAGGAATACGGCAAGTGGGCGAAAATAGATCCATCATTATTTCTGGCAAGAATTTTCACATCATCTGGAAATTCCTTTTCTAATTCCTCACATCTGTTCTTCCAGGTGCTCCCATTCTTAGCAGTAAGCCCTACATAATCTCTTCCTGGAATCCACTCAATTACGCATTCGTTTGTGTTTTCTGACACAAAACTCACCTCTATTCATTTTTTTATTTTTATCTTTGGAATTTAGCCAGTAGAACTACTGGTGTGTTAGAATCAGTGATAGTTTTCTTCGTTGAGTAAGTCGTTAAATTTTTCCAACGCCTTAATAGATACTTTGTTATTTGCTTTTTCTGGTCTGATTGATACGTTTAAATGGATATCAATGATGTGTTTTAGTTCTCTTGCAAGGGTTATTTTCCCCTGTTGGATTCCATCTCTATATCCTTTTGCTGGACGAAATTCATTGATTTTTTCTTTCCCTTCCCCTTGGCTCCCAGAGGTTTTATTATATCTGCATTGATATCCTTTTTTGGTATACTCTAATATCCAGTATTGTTCCATTTTATCAAGCTGTTCGACAGGATAATGGATAAAATTTATTTTCCACCCAAAAGGATTTTCTTCGCTGTAAAATCCTCTTTTCTTAATTGATAGGTCTATGTGCTGATACCCAGTAAGGTGTGAGCACATCCTCTGAATTATATGTACTGCCTGACCTATATAAAAGTATGAGATTTCGTTTTCATCAGTTCTGGTTAAAAAATATATTCCGCTCCCATCATCAAGCTTTGGATTGATCTTCATGAGTCTTTTTCGATTCGTTGTTTCAATAGCTTTTGCCTGTCTAAGCTTTTTATAATCCACCCAGAATCACTCCTTTTCAATCTGGTCAATGAGTTTTTTGCACTCAGCTTTGACATAAGCAAGTGAGTGAATTTTGCAATCTGGATTTTTGTTTAATTCTCGCCAGTAATCTCCCATTATTTTAAGCATTTTTTTGAAGTCTGGTTCTTCCCCGAAATACTGTTCTGCTATCTCAATATCATAACCATCGAAACAATGAGCGCAGTCAAATCCAATCCACCATGTATCATCATCGTCACAATCGTGTAGAAATGGTTCTGAATAAGTAACTCCACCATGACAGTCAAGATAACCTAAATCATCAACACTTTTCTTTGCTAACTTATGGCTGTAAGGTATACCAACATATCCGCATCTGTATGCTCCTGGCATAAACAGAACCACATATGGATAACCTTTGTATGTAGACTTTGTTTCTAAAACTGGTTTCATTTAATCACTCCCATTCACTCTCGTATTCATCTTCGCCCTCATCATAGTAACCATTTTCCATGATTTCTTTGAATGCAGCTATTGCCTTTCTGAACCTGTCACGCAAAACCTGTTCTTTCTGTTCAAGATCATCAATAACCTTTTTTCTTTCTGCGATTTCTTCTAAAAGAGATTTATTCTCTTCTTCAAGATTGTATCTGGCAATGCGTTTCATGGTTGTTGGATCAAGTTTTACAAGTTCCTTTCCAGTAACGTAAAGAGTTGTTGGATTCATTATTGCCGGCGCATACGTTCTTGTCTCGCCATAAACCGATGTAGTTTCTATTTGTTCTGGCGGTTCAGTAATATCCTCAATAGATTCAACATCAAAGCACATCATTTTCTGATTGCTAAAATAAATAATCTGTCCTGTTTGTACCATTTCATCACTCCTAACTAAACGGAAATTCATCTTCCATACTGCCTAAATCTGGCACATCCATGAAACTAGGTTCCGGCGGCGGTACTGGTCGTGTATCTGGTTTCTGTGGATTCTCTGTCTGACCTTTGTTTTCTGCAAAATCATGTGATTCCACAAAACAGTCATTTGTGTATATTTTTTCACCATTTTGGTTCGTATAACTTCCAGTCTGCCATTTCCCTCTAATATTAATTTTCATTCCTTTTTTTCAGAAATTTCTCAACAAATTCTGCATTCTTTCCAAGTGCTACGCATGGTATAAAGTCGGCTTTACGCTCTGTGTTCTTTCTTTTTTCTCTATCAACCGCCAATGTGTATCTGGCAATCTTAGTGTCGTTAGTTCCCATTCGTATTTCCGGGTCAGCTGTCAGCCGCCCGGATAATACAACTACATTAAATCCCATACAATCACCTCTCAATCTGAATGTCGCATCTAATAAGTGCGTGTTTGATTTTCTTTGTATTTCCTGTTACAGTTTCTTCTTTCCCGATAACAAAGGAAATATCATCTTCTGTTACGTTGAATCCTTTTGTTTTGATATGCTCCATGATGATTTCTTTAATTTCATCTGTGCCGATTCCGATTGTTATTTCCAATGGTGTTACCTCCCTGGTTTGTATACTGGTGGCATTGGTTGCCATGCAATGACTGGGTAATATGCAATTCCGTGTTCTTCTACCATGCCCCATCTTCCACCGCCTAAATATGTAAGGGTTGTTGGTAACTCGGCGTCTTTTATGGTAACGTTGTATTTTATCTTATCTTCTGGGCTTTCTCTCACATCTGGCTCTGGCGGTAACTTCACATCTGTTGGAATCCACATATCCGCAGGACTGTAGGAACAGATCAGTTCTTCAACTTTCTTGATTGCGTCATTCCAACCTTTGTCGTACTTACATTCCTGTTCGGAAGGTTCTGGCTTTTTCAGTTTGTTAAGTGTTTTTAAGAAGATTTTCATTGGTTAATCCTCCTTAACTTTCTCGACAGTTTCTTTTATCGCTTCTTTCACAGCCTTGGTTTTAATCATCTTATCTGCCAAGGCTTTTGCCGCTTCCTGTACGATCACGCTTTCATTCTTTTCTAGTATCTCGGAAATATGAGAATGTATCATCCTACACAGCGGCCCATTGGTTTCTCTACTACCATATAACTCTTTTTTATAAATAACTCCTTTGATTTCTTTAGTAATTTTTTCAACTACCCTGTCCTCAACATTTTTACGGATTTCCTTGGCAATTTCTTCCTCATTAACACCAATCGTTACTGGTACACTGAATACGCTCATTTTCAATTTCCCTCCCCTATAGCTATCACATCACATCCAATAAATACCAATTCCTCATGTTCACTCATTCCATAGCCGACAGATTTTCTTCCTACTTTAAAAAATACATTATTTGTATTAACCGTAACTCCTTCAGTTTTTTCCATATAATCAGAAACAATAGCTTTCAAAATATCTTCATTTAAGAAAGTTTTTCTTTCGACTATCGGATGTTCTTTTGGCATATATTCAAGCCATGTCTCTATACCTTTGTATTCTTTTCCTTCTGTGTCAGTCCATTCGCCATTTCCAGTATATGCAAGCATGATGATTCTTTCAGAGTTTTTCAGCTTTACATAATACAAACATGCGGTATCATCAGTTGGAGCTTCTGGAAGCATATCTCTTACTGAGCGCCATGCACTAGTTGAAGGAATTGTTTTTCCTGCTTTACGGTCTACATGCTCCTGTCCTTTAATTACATAGTTTCTAAATTTTTTTGGCATTAATTTTCTCCTTTCAATTATTCAGTCGAATTGTTTTCCTTATCATCTTCAACTGCTTTCCAAATACAATCCATAACAGATGCATAATCAAGCAGTATTTCTCTTTCTCTGATGTTTCTTCCGTCTTTTTCATGCCAATCTCTCACTATATAAAGTTCGGCATTTGCAGAAAGAATATCTGTTTTCATGTCCCAGTATTTAATATGAATTTCATAAGCTGCATTTGCAGAAATTGGATTTACATAAATTCCTTTTGTTACTTCTTTCCAATCTTTTAATTCAATTGATACCATCTATTTCTCCTTTCAAAACGGACATAAGTCCAAATTAACTTCTAGCCCCGGTCTGGCAATCTGCACCAGGGCATCATCCCAAACCACCGCTTCTTTTATCTCCTTCAAAATCTGTTCCGGGTCAGCTGCTTCATTACTCAAATGAACCAATGTTACCGTCCGTAATTCTGCCGTATGGTTTGTTTTTACTAGGATTTTGCAAGTATCTAAGGAACAATGCCCTTTAAGCCTGTGCGTGTAATTTTCAGCTGTTTTGTCAACCAATTCTTTACAATAGTTACACTCAATAACAAAGTGGTTCAGTCGCATTGCTTTGAAGTTGTACTTGCAGTATTCAAAGTCTGTCATGTACAGCAGTTTTCCCATTTCTTCATGTTCTACGATATAACCATAATTGAAGCACGGAATAAGTTGCCCTGTTTCCTTATCCCTTGTAGTATGCGGCAAATAGAACGGTATTACTGTAAACGAGCCAACCCGAAATGGTCTTTTTTCTGGAACGCCTTTCATTAATTCGCCAGTGATGATTTGCAGATGTTCCACAGTTTCATCATTGGTGTAAATCTGAATACCTAAATTCATCAGATTTTTAAATGATTCACGGTGATCACTCAACCGTGTTCATGGGTAAGAAGCACGCCAGAAACATCACTTGTTCTGTAATCAATAGCTTTCAGAATGTCTTTGTATCTGCATCCGCAGTCCAGAAGAAGCATTTCTCCGCTGTTCGATTTCAGAACATAGCAGTTTCCGTGGGTGCTTCCTGTGTTTACTACTCGCATGAACATTTATTATCACCTCTATTTCTAAATATTCCTTTAAATCAGTTTTCTTCATTCACAACAATACCGCCGTGGATAATAACTCGCTTTCCGTCCGAATCGTCAAAATAAACTTCATTTTCAGATTCGGAAACATCGAACTTCCCAGACCAGGACTTGATTTTACCGCCATTGTAATCGTAAACAGTTACGGTACGGTTCAGACCACCGTCAATATCACTAGACAGTGATTTTAATGATCTGCTACAGGAAGAACAACCGCTAAACATTGTGATTGCTGTAACCCCTGTGATTAATACTGCTGTCTTAATACATTTATGCTTCATTTTGGCTCTCCTTTTACATTGTAAGTCGGATTATAATGAGTACCACAAATATAATAACATTTAAAAGAATATTTAAATTGGTTCGATTGTATCCATTTTCTCGAATAAAAGTTACTATCCATCCCAAAAGTGCTATTGAAAGCAAAATAATAAGCACAATTGTGGAAGTTTCCATCCTACATTTCCTCCTGGCTCATAAATGACGGAATTTCTGTTTCCACTGGCTCTGCTGCCGGAACTGGTTCTTTCTCTGCTGTCTTTACAGTTTCGGCTACGGTTGGCTGCTTTGGCTTTTCTTCGATTGCTTCTGGCTGTGGAATGAATTCTTCTGTGTTTGCGTTCTCACTAATTTCATAAGCAACGTCTTGTTCAATAACATCCTGTTTTGGAATATCCTCTGTATTCTCGTCAGCTTCCTGTACAAAAACATCACCGTGGCTGTTGATGATCTGCTTTAATGCACGATTGATAACTGTTTTCTTTGCCATCTGGTCAGTGAATTTCTGATGCGTTCCATTTCCGTTTTCTTTGTACCCATATCCCTGTGACCAAGATTGTTTGATCTGCTTCATATTCATAACTTCCAAGTGTTTTGAACCATCTTCCATCTGAACTACTGCATATGCGCCAAGAATTTTATCATTATCAATATTCATAAAATCCTGTTCGTGGGAATCCAGTACCTTGTTTCCATCTTCAATGTGGTATTTGAACTTATCTCCTTGGTAGATGATCTCGGCGTGAATATCTTTCATTCCGTATCTTCTGGCTATTGTAATGTTTCCGAAGTAAGACCTCTGGAACTGGCATTGACTGCCATAACTAATAAAATAGCCCTGCTTTTTCTGCACCGAAAGACCAAGTGTTGCCATGTTCATAAGGCTGTTTGCAATGCTGATCTGGCTACAAGCTTCCAGAATTGGTTTATTATTTTTATCTTTTGTCTCTTTCAGAGTTAAATACGCTCCCATCAGTGCATTGCTGAGGTTGTAGTCTTTCGGAAAAGAAAGTCCATATTTGGTTTTTTCCTCTAACTGTTTTGTCAACCCATCAATGAATGAATTGTTGATTACCAATGAAGCTTGCTGTTCTCCTGTTGTTGCTAACTGTGTTTTACTTGCCATAATGATTCTCCTTTTCTTTTTTATATTTGCTAACACGCTGTTGCGTGATTGCATCAGTTTCGTACTTATGTTATTTGATATACCTCTTAAACTAAAGCACAATAAATAAAATAAGTCCCGGCGTTTCGTACCTGTGTTATTTGATATACCTCTCAAACCTCAATTTCCAATATTCAGTTTACATAGGTTCTTGTGAGTGAAATATTTTCCTCACATTCCAGGTGCAAAATCACCTGTGACTTGATTAAGCCAATTATTTCTGTTATTCTAATAATAAATATAGTTTGTTCTATATTTCATATGGAGCAGCCAGTCTGTCGCCAAACAAGTTACTGGCTGTTCCTTTCTTTTTTTAAAGCTCTTTCGCCGTCAAATCTCCGTCCGTCACTCTAAGCACAATCATCTGTCTGTCCAATAAAGGAAGTCGCTCGACATTTACGGATTCGCTATCGTCAATCCAAACCGGCAGATTCAGCCCATTCATTTCCTGTAATCCATTCAGTAAATCAACCTCGCAAAGAATTTTGTCGGAATGATTTAATCCGCTATTGTAGTCGATTCCATTACAGATCATCTTGCAAGTTTCCACTGGATTTCCCTCAATCGTGTAATCAAGGAAACTGAACTGGAAATGATGGAAAAATGGATTGATTTTCTCAGCCAGTGCCTTATTTTTCTGAATTGAGAAGTTGAGAACGGTGTCGATGTTCTTTTCAATATCAGCTTGAACTTGTCCAAGGTTTTTCAGTTCCTCGTTCAGTTCGGCTACTCGCTTTTCTTTCTCTGTGACTGCTGCCTGTGCAATCTTAATGTCTGCATCCACATTGGAAATCTGTTTCATAACATTGCTGATCTGCATTCTTAATTCCTGTTTCTTTCCAGGAACATCATCAAATGATTTCAGTTTCTCTTTAAGCTCTGCAATTCTCGCTGCAACTGAAAGATATTCTTCATCATTTGTCATATCTACAGATTCTGGAAGCTCCGTAAATTTGGACTGTTCTTCCTCAATCTGCTTAGTGAGTTCAGCAACTTCATCCTGTGCCGCACTGATTTCCGACTGCAATTTGTTGATTTCCTCGTTAGTTTTCTTTAATTTTGCAGCGGAAGTATTTCCAAGGTCGCAGACATATTTAAGCTTTTCCTGCTTCTCCGATTCAAAGGATTCTTTTACTTTCAACTGTGCTTCAATTCTGGCTTTCTTTTTTTCTTCAAAGGAAGCTCTCAATTCGGCAATCTGTTCATCTGGCAGTTCCTGTCCACAGGTCGGGCAAATAGTATCAGAATCATTGAATGTTTCAGCTTCAATAGCTTTCAGTTCAGAATCATCCCACTCCATTTCCTTGATTCTCGGATAGTCCTGTCTGGCTCTATCCAAGTCAGCTTTTGCTTGTTGTGCTTCCCTTATGTGGTTATCCAGTTCCATTCCAATAATACGAATGCTTGATTCCTTTTCTGATTTTTTTAACCTAAGTTCGGAAACTGTATCAGAAATGAATTTTTGTCTGGCTCTTAACCATTCATTCGCCTTGCTAACAAGTCCATCCCTGGAGGATTTCAGCCCTCGGATTTCATATGAAAGGCTGTCATAGCCTTTTGCTGAATCTTCAAGAATCTTTTCCTGTTCTTCCAGTTTGGAAAGCTCCGCATTAAGCTCCTGTTTTTTGGATTCTAGGGAGGAAGTATCTTCTGCTTCAATGCTTCGATTGGTTTCATATGCAATCTCCGTGTTTTTGGCATCCACCTTTTTCTTCTGTGCATTCAGTTCCTTTCGGAGCTTCTTCAAGGTATCCTCTACGGAATGCCCCTTTGTGATTTCTTCCACATGAGCATACTGTGGATTCTCTTCCATAAACTGAGCAATATCGAAACCAGACATCTTTTCCAGTACCTTTCTGGATTCTGCGGTTGACTTCTGTAATGTGTCCAGAAATGGTTTTGGATTACTGCACATCAGAAGCGTTGAAGGCTCTGCTATTGACTGGATGAACTCGGTATAATCCTTTGATTTAGCCGGGAATCCGTCAATTTCATAAGAAGTTTCATTTCCATCAAACACCTCTTCTGACTGTCCTCTTGGTTTTCTCCACTTCTGCTTTGTGATTTTGCGGATCACTTTTTCTTTCCCATCAATCGCAAGTGTAAGCTCTCTTACAACATCAACCTTTGGCACTTCCACGCCATTTTCTTTTCTGCGAATAGAAGTCGGTTCTGTACCATTCGCCATCTTTCCTGTCAAAACGTCCAAATATGCGTCCTGCAATGTGGATTTTCCTTCTCTGTTTCTGCCAGAAATCTCTGTTCTAGGAAACAAATCTACAGACTTACTCGGAAACTTCTTGTAATTCTCCAACGAAATCTTTTTTACTTCCACTTTCATGCTCGATTATCCTCCCTATTGATACCTCATATGCAGTTCTAAGCTCTACTTCATCACCGGATAATTTTTTATGATAAATCCGACTCTGGATTCTTCCGATTATTTTTACGAAATCTCCAACCTTAAAATCAGCAGCTTCTCTGGCTTCTTTCCACCATGCTATACATGGGATATAATCTGTTCTTCGCAAGTCATACTCGTTGCAAGCAATCATCAAATCACAGATTTCTTTTCCTATTGGTGTTCGGCGGTACACAGGCGTTTTGCAAAGATAACCCTCCAGAATGAATTTATTTTCATCGCCTACGCTTCCATCTCCACCCAATAATGTTTCTGCTTTAACTTCCAATATTAAATGTGATTTTCCATTTTCCTTTTTATTGCATGAAGTGTATTTTCCCTCAATATAGATGTGTTCTCCAATTTTCCAGTTTTCTGCCATTCTTTCTGGTATTGCTACTGGAAGCAAATCTACGTTTCCACTGGTACGCTTTGCGCCAATATAAAATCTTGCGAATTTTTCTCCGTCCTTGAAAAACGTTCCTGGCTGAATATCCATTATTACGCCAAATATCTGAACTTTATTCTTATTATTCTTCATCCTCCAATTTCTCCATTTCTTTTACGGAAATCTCATATACACTTTCCGTTTCTTCCCCATTAACATAAACATCACGGCTCATTAACCTGCCAGTTACTTTAATGTAATCATTTCTTTTAACGTCTACCGCCAGATCAGCCCCTTTTCCCCATAAAGTACAGCGAATAAAGTCTGCTCTTTCTGAAAAATCTCTTGGAATTGCCACGAAAAGATTTAAAACTTTCCTGTGCGTTACTGGTGTAAGTTTTGCATATGGCTCTTTCGTGCAACTTCTGGCAACAAACTCTACTTCGTTTATATCACCATCTGGAACCTGTTCTTCCAGGATTTCCACCTCGTCAGCTGCGATATAATTAACATTGTGGTGCTTGTTTGGATTTTTAGAAGTGTCCATACTTCTAATTGCTCCTGTTACCACAACTTCTTTTCCGTTATAATAATTGTCACGTACAATGGAATCTTCTATAACGATTGGAAACATATCTACTGCACCGCTTTTACGAATAACTGTCAGCATGAATTTGTAATAGTATCTTTCGTAATGCTCGTGGCTGAACACTATTTCCCCGGCTCTGCCGGATAATCTTACTTTGTTTAATCTTTGCATTTATTTTTCCTCCATTCCTAATATAATAGGAAGAAACACCATTGAGAATAAGACTGTTGATACGAAGAAAACCCCGATAACATCAAATGATGTGAGCATCCATGTGACTGAGAAGATCACTGCAAACACCCCTATCCCTACAAATATTTCTCCTACTGTCTTTACCACCTCTTTCATTTTGTCCTCACTTTCTTCTGAATGTGGTTACTGCAAGTGCAGCTGCCAGAATAGCGATAATTATATTTCTTGCCATCAGCTTTTCTTCCAGATCAGCAATGATTTCACTGGAAAGTGGCTGATTTTCGCCATTTTTTTGCATAAAAAATCCTCCTGTTATATTTTTGTTTGTCAAATACAGGAGGTTGTGTTATAATAATCCTGTATTTAACTAACTCATTCTTAGTTAGATACCGTCCTGGTTGGTGTGTCAGCACCTTCCAGGGCAACTTAATCTACTTCTACAAATTTTCCATCTTTCAACATATAGAAAGTATCTTCTTTAATATTTTCACCATCTACTTTTGTAGATTTTACATCTACAATATGGTATTCCTCTTCAATTTCTTTCCATTCAGCCAGTACGATGAAACATCCGATTTTTCCCTTTGCTTTTGATCCAAGTCCTGTAGCTAAAGCAATGCTTTCCTTTCCTTCAACAATTGCCGCTGACTGATCTCCAGTATTGGTTGCCGCTGAATAATCTCCAGTATTGGTTGCCGCTGACCGATATCCAGTATTGGTTGCCGCTGAATAATCTCCAGTATTGGTTGCCGCTGACCGATATCCAGTATTGGTTGCCGCTGAATAATCTCCAGTATTGGTTGCCGCTGACCGATATCCAGTATTGGTTGCCGCTGA